ATGTGCGGACGGTACCCGATCTACGAGTCGATGGATCACTCGCTATTTCAGTTCCGCGATATTCGGCCGAAGGCCGCACCGGAGATCAACGACCTGAACGAGACAAGCGTGCTGCTGGGTCATTCGAAAGAGGGTATTACCAAGCATGTTTACCGGCGCGTCGGCGCGATCGCAAAGCCCTCGAAAGGCTGAAGTTTCGGAACTCTTGCCTTTTTTCGACCCACAAAGAAAAACCCCGCAGACGTTAATCTGCGGGGCTTTCGAATGGTGGAGGCCGAGGTCGGAATCGAACCGGCGTAGACGGATTTGCAATCCGATCTGCATTTCCTTCATTTTCAATAGCTTACGAGAATATCAATTCCGCATTGGCGCTTTTCTAGCGAGGCTACAGCCCTTTAAAATCAAGGGGTGCCCCTTGAGTTGCGGAACTGATTTTGGATGTAAAATATAGCCAACCTGCACGCAATCCCAGTCCGTGGAGCGCTCCTTATGGCCGACTACCTATCAGCTGATGATGCTGCTGTGATCATAGAATCGGCATTCGCCCCCTACCGCTGCGTAGCGGAGCCAGAGGACTATGGCAATAAGGTGAGCTTCCGGATTTTCGATCACAGTGACGGCACGCTCCACACCGAGCGACTGGTAAGTCATCAGTTCAACGAAAAAACCAGACTGAGTAGTTCAATCATCGAAACTCGCAGGAGCTTGGCGGAGCGCGGGCATAAATTCGACGATTGGGCGCTGTAGCTTCCAGTACTGCAGCAGTAGCGTGAGATTCGACGCTCAGGCCGCACCCCAAGCGGCCTGCGCGTCCGACCTGTCTAATACCGTTCGGCCACTTTCAGCGACTTTCGCCCAGTAAAATCGAGAAGCTTTCGGGCAGTTTTAGACAGCATCAGCACCCCCACCTTGGCGTTCTGCCAACGATGATCCGGCCTGGCTCATCACTCCCTATCCCCTCCCACGGTTCGTAGTCGAACAGGCCGATGTGATAGGCCTCTTCGAACTCCATCAGCGCCCAGTAACGAGCGGCCTCGGACAGCTCCAGCATATCGACCAGGTTCTCCGAACTCACTTCACGCCGGCGGTGAGCGGCATAGGCCATCTCATCCAGCACAGCGGCGCGCCCATCTGGATCGGTTACCAAGGAAAATTGGTCGTTCAGCTCATCCAACCAAGCTTTCGGTATCCCTTCCATCATTCTGCCCTGCACCACCAGGACTGCGCGTAGAGCACGCCATCGACCTCCTCCACCCCGTTGATGTTGATGCCGAGCTGGGCCATGCCGTTGACCTTGGCATCGTGCAGCCGCGGGATGATGTCCGGCCCTGGCGACGGGTTGAACACCCAGGCCTGGGTCGAAACCCGGCCCAGCGGCTCACTGTGGTGGTCGCCGATGTGGATGTCGGCCCGGATGGGTGTGATCTTGCCGAGCTGATTCGTAGGGATGGCCACGCCATTCACGCGGCGGCGAACGAGGAGGAAGTACATAGGACACCGATACTGTATGGATAAACAGTATCGTATAGGCGGGATCGATCGCGGGCAATTGCCGATCAGCGGATCAGTGAAGAGGTGGCAAATCCTTACCTCTGGCCTTGGCGATGACGCGGAGCTGGTAATCGGACACCACCTGGAACAGTGACTCAGCCAGCAGACGCAGGCGCTCGATTTCCTCCGCCGGTGCGCCGCGATGCTGGGCCTGGTGATACTCCCGCATGGCGTCGATAGCCTGCTGAATCAGCGGCTCGCCGGCCTCAACCATGCCAATGAAGGTGCGCTTGTCCACTTCCCTGCCCCGATCACTTGATCAAGGCATTATAGGACGCCTCGCATAGATCACCTGCTATTCGGGCTTGGTCATAAGCTTTCGCCAGCTCTCCCGCTCGAGCATCAGCCCGTGTGAGCAGGTCGGAGAGCACCAGGGCGGCGCGGGCGGCTGCCTCGCCTCTGGCGACAGCGGCGGTATCCGTGCCGGGGCAACTGACGGAGGCGGCAAGCTTTCCGGCTTCGTCGCGCAGCCGCTGACCAGCAGCATCGGCGTCAACAGCGCCAGCATCAGCAATCGTTCTTTCTTCATGCCCTTTTACCCTCGCCTCTTGCTGCGCATCTGCGCGCCGGTGTTCTTCCTGACGCGCCGATCGCTCGCCAATCACTTCGGCGAGTCGGTCGCCGCTGTCCCGCTTCGCTGATTGCTGCCCGGCCTTGGCAAGTTCCACTGAACGGCCGTGCTCATAGGTCGCCCAGTGGGAAGCTATAAGCAACAGGCCTGCGGCAACTCCAGCCCACGGGCTCATGAAGCCATGGCCCTCCGCACACCCTCGTCGATCACTTCAGCCTTGTATGGGTTGCCGCCGTTCTCGTGGACGATGATTCCCACCACAGCCTCACGCAGAACCTGCGGCTTGGAAATGTCGATGGAGTCGCGCACGCCCACGCCGAGGCGCTTGGCGATGGCCTGCGCATAGGCCAGGGTGTTGTTCTCGCTGGCCGGCGCCCAGCGGTTGATGAATTCCAGTGGGGTGTCGATGCCAGGTCGACCCACCCCAGGCATGCCATCCTTGCCGCGGTAGTTGAGCAGTAGCTTGGCCAAGGCCCGGATACCATTCTCGGCTTGATCAAACCGCGCGAAACGGGGCTTGGTCACTCCCACCTCCAAGCCAAGCTGGCCCTGCCACGCATTACGGGGGTTGAAATCGATGTTGCCTGGATTGTTGTTCCGGACGCCGCGAGGAGTGCTCATTGAGAAGCCTCCTCGGGTGCATCTTCGGGTACGACCTCTTCCGGCGCCTGGGCAGTAACGGTCACCTCAGCTTTGAAGACCTTGAGCACCTTCGCGGTGGAAAGAACCACCCGTGGATTGGCCTGCAGCTCCTGTGTTGCAGCTGCCTCGGCTTCAGCCTCGGTAGCGAACTGGCGTTTGTTGATTGGGTTGTAGTCGTTGGTAGTGTCGATGACGATGAAAGGCATGGGTTTCTCCAGGCAAAAAAAACCGCCAGGCGGCGGTTTGGTGATTGGTAAGATGAAGCTTTGATCAGGCTGGTAGCTCCGGCCAGTCGATCGTCCCGGGGAAGCCGGGTTGTTCGGGTAAACGGCTGAGCGCCACGCGATAGCGCTTCCAGGCTTTCAGGGCGTTGACCTCCACAGAGGTTGCCTCTTCTAGGTCTACCGCATCCTGTAGCGGGGCAATCGCCGTATCCGCCACGGCCCGCTGTTGGGCGATCTCGGCAATGGCAATAGTCCGCTGCTGTTCACTGGCCGCTTTGGCCTTGTCTTCGATAGTGACCATCTGGCTCCAGTCGATCGCAGCAAAGCCCTGTGACGGAGCCGGCTGGTCAGCTTCTGGTATCGGCAGCGAAACTAGACCATCAGGCGGCGAAACAATGTCGTGCGGGAAGCGGGCCGTTTGCGACGCATCGATTGGAATGGGCAATAGCAGAACAATGACCAGCTGCCCGCCCACCCGCTCAACGGTTTCAATAACCCATGGACAGCGAGCAGCAGCGCCCGGCAACGTGGCACCGTCGGTCAACCGAGCGAAGTCAAGGGTTAACCCGTTGATCGTTAAACTCTCTCCTTGTTTATATACGGTGAGAGATTGTGGGACCAAAGGAACGATTGGGCTGAGTTTTATAATCATTAGTACCACCGACCGATAGCAAACATGCTGCAAGAAAATGATTGGGCTCCAGCCGGGCCATTTCTGATGCGGAAGGTAACCCCGGTTGCAGTCTGCGTCCAAACTCCAAGGCAACCATAGTAGTCCCAATGGTTCAGCGGGGTCGCTTGACACGTTGCTGCGTAGACTGATGAAACAAATGCAACTGGCAAAGTAAATGAAACGTCCGCATACCCACCAGCAGCAGCCGATGAGCTAGGTTTAGATACAGACCAACAAATCTGCGTTCCGTCAGCATAGCGGACATATTCACCATTGGCATTGCTGCCCCGCTGGATGATTGCCCCAGTTGGCACGCCCGCAACTTGACTCACAACACCAATAATATTGGCCTTGCTAAATGCGGTGGCCATGAAGCTGTAAAGCTCATCAAAGTTTGCAATGGCTTTGACCCACGCACTGCGTCGATCATCGCCACCGGCACCGCTCGGCGCGGCTCCCAAGTTGATAACTTGCTTTGCCATTTATTCACCTAATTCGTGTAGCGATCGGATGGGAACTTACAAATCGGAACAGTGAAACTGGTATCATTGGTGCCTTGCCAGTACCAATAGCCAAGCGCGGTAATTCGCTGGACATAGGTATTTAGGTTAGGAGCCCAGTTTAACCAGATGTTGAATGCCGAAAATTGGCTGTTGTCAGTAGCCCAGTTAAGCCCCCGATCAAATGCGGACACACAAATAAAATCGTCACTGTCAATTACAACATTCGGAACAAACACCCGATAGGTTGAATCATTCGTCACCATGTTCCAACTGGTAGCGAATTTCGAGTACCTGACAATTTTGTCCTGCGCAGAGAAAACAGGCACGCCATTCGCGTCCCAAATATTCAAGCCATAGCCGGTTGCTTGGACGCTGTCAGCAAATTTGCATGCTACATATTCAAGGATAAAGTTTTGCAGCGGCGAGCTGCCAGGTGCTGCCGAAAAAGTCCGAAACCCAGTCCAATACCCGGGCGATCCTGTCATGCTTATGTATATGCCGAGGTTCGCATGCGATGCGGACTGAACCTTTACAAAAACCTGTGGAGCTTCATGCGTGGTGATTGGCTTTAAGAATGTTACGGCCCCCTCTCCCCCACGGTCTGTGTACTGGGAAGTAACTAGATAAGTACCGCGCTCAGAAAACACCAGAACCTTGTACACGCTAGAAATGGTGACAGACCCAAAGTCATTGACAGCTTTAAAACCGTACTCAGCCATTGTGGGGCCTTATCGCTTCTATAACACAGTTAACTGTATGAGATACCCACTCATCAACGTAATTATTACCGACGCCAGTAGGCCTCCGTCGATTGACGTAGGTATAAATCGCCACAGAATTACCACCAAGGTTCCGATAAGTAGGCAGCATCGGATAAGAACCCCTGCCACTTTGGGGTTCTTGAATGTACATCTTGGGAGTAATCAAAATGAAGCAGTTGGCCGGATCATAACCCGGGATAGTCCAAGTTATATAGTCTGTACGGGTACCGGAGCCGGTTATTCTACCTGACTCTGGAATCTCCATAGAATCGATTCTTGAAATAGTAAAATCTTGCATTCCAAGAGTTTGAACGTTGCTAGCGTTACGTATATCCAAACCGTATAGCGACATATAGCCTCCTAAATGCGGCACCCGAAGAGTGCCGCATAGCTTCATCCAAGGCGGCCAAGCGCCGTGCGCTGAATACCGTTGGCGTCATACACGTACACCCCACCATTGTTGAGCAACGTAGAGCCATTGGCATCCTGCCCCCTAATACTCACAGCACCGGTAACGAAGTTGAGCTCCAGAAGAGGAAGGCCTTGTGAGTTGACCGCTTGAGAGCGAATCGTCATGCCGGCAACGATGTTCTGGATAAACGCCTGATTTATCACCGCCTGGTTGATGAATACCTGACCGTTCGATACCACGAACGGAAGCGTCATCTGGCCAGATGACTCATCTACAATCGCGAAGCGTTGTGCATAGGCCAAAATCTCGGCAGTTTCCCCATCGCTCCCCAGTGCCAAACCGGCCATCACTCGACGTCCACCGGAGAGGGTTTCCGCCTTGATGGTGGTCATCGCGGAAACCTTACCGTCAACTCCCGCAATGGTTTCACTGACCTGCTGCACAGAGGCGCTGACATCACCCACTTGCGACTGGACGGTGTCCACCCGCTTACCCATGGCAATGCCGTCCTCAATTCGAGCGGACTGCTCCGTCCAGACACCGACCAGGCCACCAGCCGCGCCCGCCAGGCCGGTGCTGTCGCCCTCCATTTCCGGATTCACCTGGACGTACAGACCATCCAGACGGCTGGCCTGAGCGGTAATCGCCGTCCCTTGCTGGTTCACCGTGGTGTTCAGTTGGCTGATGGCCGTGGCCTGCCCGCTCACCGCCCGTGCGGAAGGACCTGCCACGAACGGCGAAGGCGCGTTGCTCTCTCCTATCCGCTTCTCGATCATCACCGAGTCGATGATGGCGGTGAGCCCAGAGACAGCGCTCATGTTGAAGTAGATGGTGATGCCAACCTTTGCGCTGTCCGTGACGGTGACCGGGAAGGTCATACGGGTTCGCGTTGTCGGCAGCGCAAGCGTCGGCCCATACCGATGCGTGCCGTTGTACAGCGAGATGCGCCCGTTGGTGGCAGCGCTGCACTGAACGTACATCGACACGAGGTATACGCCCGGCTCAATCCGCACGTTCCAGCCGTCCAGGTTGTTGGTCGGGCTCAACATCAGGAAGCTGTTGGTGCTGCTCCCGGCCAGGTAACCAAAACCGGAATCGGCCTCCGGTACCGCTACCCCCTCCCGCGTCACGCCGCTGCCCACCGCCGTGGCTGGCAGCGAGGTAGAAGTCAGCCAGCTGTAGTCATCCGCCAGCAGATTGGAACCGCTGCCCCCAATCCCGCTGATGGAGCTCTGGAGCTGAGTGACTGCCTGCCCCTGCGAACTCAGGGTATTGCCCTGCTGGGTCACGGTTCCCTGCAGGCTCTGCAGTGCGCTGTTGTCTGCCTTGCCCGCCACGGCGTTGTTCAACTGGGTGATAGCTGATCCCTGGCTGGAGACCGCTCCCTCAGTTACCGAAACACGGGCATCGACCGACTGCAGTGCGCTCGCCTGGGCATTGTCCTGGCCGGCGCGCTTGCGAGCGATCGGCGACGACAGGAATACATCGGTGGCCTCCCCCACCGACACGCGGAAAGTCATCGCCATGCGCACGCAACCAGCCGGAACGGTGGCCTGCCCCGTCAACTTCGTCCAGGTCTGTGCAACGTTTGTGAGGCGAACGCCGTCGCCTGCTGCAACCACCCAGTTGTGACCCACGCTTGCGCCATCTAGATCGTAGAACTGAATCCACAACCCATGCTGACGCGTCACCGAGCTGTAGGCATACAGCTCGAAGTCATAGACCTCGCCGCCCGCAACCGAGATTTGGGACGTCACCGCATTCTCGGGAGGCCGGACGTTGAGGGCGCTCTGGAAGCCTAGGTAGTTGTTGCCGGTGGTCGTTGCCACAGGCCACTTCACCACCCGGGGCGACGGCGCGCCAGCAGGCACTGAGGCATCATTGCGCGCCAGTACACTGAAACCTGGCGAACCAGAGAACACCGGACCGTCCGCAAAGGTCGGGTTGAACAGCAGGTTCTCAGCCGAAACCACGCCGACCGAAGCCTTGATGTTGGTGATCTCGCTGCCTTGCGCTGTGATGGTTGTGCCCTGTTGGGTGACTGTATTGCTCAGCGCCTGGACCGTTGACGCATCAGCCTTAGCAGCAACCTGACTCAACGCACTGGCTGCTGCGATAGCGGCATCCGTTGCCACCTTGTCCGTCACCGCTACCCAAGCACTACCGCTCCACCGCTTGGGTGTGTTGGCGTTGCCCGTGGTATCGATCCAGAGGTTTTGGGCCAGGCGGTCAGCCGTGGCCGGCGTCGCGCTCTGGATGATCACCTTGCCCTTACCCCCCGCCAGGTCCGAAGCAGCTTGCGCCGCCTGTTGCGCCGCGGTGACGTTCTGGTTGGTGGTAGACAGACTGTTCGTCAGGTTTGTAATGGCCGACCCTTGTGACGTCAGTCCGGATTCGGTCTGCGATACCCTTGAGTCAAGCGCTTGAGTGGCCGAGGCCAGGGCCGCCTCACCCGCGTTCTGTCGGGCGATCTTCAGATTGGCAATCCACATCTTAAAGCCAACCGGAGCCAAGCCGTCCGGGACCAAGTACAACGACATCCGCCCCACGGTTTCGGGAACAGTGCGCTGCACCGTGAGTTTCTGCCAGCCACCCAAGGCCGCGTCATACCCCACCACCCGAATATTGCCGCCAACCGATTCACTGCCAATTTCCCCAACCCAGAAGGTTAAAGCCAGCCTTCCCGCCCCCTGCACTGGACTCTCGCAGAACATCTGGCATTCCAGATTGATGACTTCGCCGGGCTGGACAGGCACCTGAACACTGCCATTGCGGAAGACCAGCGCCTGACCGCCCCACCCTGCCGACTCGCCAATCTTGGACATGCACAGCAGTCGTTCGGCTGGTGCGCCGACCGGGACGCCCGAATCGCTGCGGTTGTGGTAGCTCATGGTGATCACCGAAGTGCTGTTGATCACCAGGTCGCCGGCCGCATTGAAGTCCGGGTTACGAAGCAGGTTCTCTTGCGAGAAATTGCCGACCGAGGTCTGGATGCTGGTGATCGCCTGTCCTTGGGCGGTCACCGTCTGGCCCTGCTGTGAAACGGTGTTGCTCAACTGTTGTACAGTCGAGGCATCAGCCTTCGTCGCCACTTGGGACAGCGCACTGGCAGCTGCCGAAGCTGCATCGGTGGCCACCTTGTCGGTAACCGCCACCCATGCAGTTCCGCTCCAGCGTTTCGGCGTGTTCGCGCTACCGGTTGTATCGATCCAGAGGTTCTGCGGCAGGCGATCCACTACTGCCGGGGCCGTGGACTGATACATCACCTTACCCTTCCCACCCGCAAGGTCGGACGCCGCCTGTGCTGCTTGTTGGGCAACAGTGACGTTCTGATTGGTCGTAGTCAGGCTGTTTTGCAGGCCAGTCAGCGCGATTCCTTGTGAGGTCAGGCCCGTTTCCGTCTGAACCACTCGGGCATCAAGCTGGTTGACCGAGCTGGCCAAGGCGCCGACCTGACCAGCACTGTTGCCGATGTTGAAGGTCGACGGTGTTGTGCCGGCCCCGACCTGCTCCTCGAGCATGATGCGGTCTACCAGCACCGCTATCCCATCCTTCGGGTTGGGCGACGCAGATATGCACACCACCATCCGATCAGCTACGAAAGCGGCGCTGGTCAGGTCAAACACCACGCTGTACCGGCCCCACTGATCGGTAATGGCGACATCCTGCCCAGGTGCGAACCTAACAGCACCGTCGGCGGCAATAGTCCGTAGGCTGACCTGCATCTGCTTGGCCCCGGAAGTACTTTTGGCGTCCCAAGCCAGGATGTACTTCTTGTTCTTTAGGGCGATGTTTGCCCCCGAGTAGATATTGCTCGGCGCAAAGTACGTGGTGCCGGTACCGGAGCTCTGAAGCAGGCGCAGGACATAGCCGTTGAACCCGTGCGGATCAGCCTCAACCGCGGCCGACTGCCCTCCACCCATCACCAGTGCAGGAACTGCCGGACCAAACACAGCGTATTCGGCCGGCACCAGGTTGGCCCCATTGCCCGCAATGTCGCCCACCGCTGCCTGCACATTAGTTAGCGCAGATCCCTGCGCCTCGATCTTGCCTTCAGCACTGGTTACCCGGGTACCCAAGTTGTTCACAGCGGTTGCGTCTGCCTTGGTCTGGGCCACGGCCAGAGCATTGGCCGCCGCAGCCGCCGCATCCGTGGCAACTTTGTCCGTTACCGCCAACCAGGCTGAACCACTCCACCGCTTTGGCGTATTGGCTCCGTTGGTGGTGTCGATCCATAGGTTTTGCGCCAGGCGATCGGCCGTCGCAGGAGCGGCCGACTGAACGATCACCTTGCCTTTGCTGCCAGCAAGGTCGGACGCCGCTTGCGCGGCCTGCTGGGCCGCTGTGACATTTTGGATAGTGGTCGTCAGACTATTCTGCAGACCGGTGATGGCGTTCCCTTGGCTACTAATACCTGATTCAGTTTGCGAGACTCGAGCGTCGATGGATTGAACCGTCGAAGCAAGTGCACCAACTTGGCCGGCCGTTGGCCCAGCCACGTAAGGCGACGGCGTATTGCTCTCACCAATGTGAGCTTCGACCATTACGGAGTCGATGATCGCAACAATGCCAGATAGCGCTTCGGTGTTTGGATAAATGGTAAGAGAGACCAGTGCGCTGCCCGTCACAGTCACAGGGAATGTTACCCGGGTTCGTGCCGTGGACAGCGGCACGATCGGCGAATAACGGTGCGTCCCGTCATACAGAGAGACACGCCCACGACTCTCCGCACTTACCTGGATGTACATCGAAACCAGGTAGGTGCCGGGCTCAATGCGAATGTTCCGCCCTGCCGCGTTGTTCGTTGCGGACAGCATCAAATAAAGACTGGTGGTGACGACATTCCCAGCATTGGTACTGAACCTGTAGCCAAATCCGGTATCCGCTTCAGGTACCACAACACCGGAGATGGTCGCATGACCTCCAGAAGCAACACCGGGCAAAAGTACCGAAGTTAGCCAGCTATAAGGCGAAGGCAGCAGGTTGGATCCGCTGCCGGCAAGGCTGCCAACCGACGCCTGTACGGCCGTTAGTGCCTGGCCCTGTGCGGTCAACGTCTGACCCTGCTGCAAAACCGAGTTGCTCAGTTGCTGGACCGTCGAAGCATCGGCTTTGGTCTGCGCCAGTGCACTTGCTGCAGCAGCGGCAGCAGCCGCATCAGTGGCCACTTTATCGGTCACCTCTACCCAGGCACCGCCGTTCCAGCGCTTCGGAGTGTTGGCGTTGCCAGTGGTGTCGATCCAGAGGTTCTGGGCTACACGGTCGGCTACCACCGGTGCGGTTGCCTGGAACAGCACCTTGCCTTTGCCGCCGGCCAGGTCCGAAGCGGACTGGGCTGCCTGCTGGGCTGTAGTGACGTTCTGGTTGGTGGTGGTAAGGCTGTTGCTCAGCCCGGTGATGGCCTGACCCTGCGACGTGATATTGTTGCCCTGCTGAGTCACCGTCGTGGACAACGAATCAACAGCCGAGGCATCGGCTTTGGTCTGCGCGACCGACAATGCATTGGCCGCGGCGGCCGCCGCATCGGTCGCCACCTTGTCCGTGACCGCCACCCAGACACTACCGCTCCACCGCTTGGGTGTGTTGGCGTTGCCCGTGGTATCGATCCAGAGGTTCTGCGCCAGTCGATCAGCGGCAGCCGGGGCAGCAGATTGCACGATCACCTTGCCCTTCCCGCCAGCCAGGGTGGACGCATCCTGCGCAGCCTGCTGGGCGGCCGACACGTTCTGGTTGGTCGTGACCAAGCTGTTCTGCAGGCCGGTCATAGCCTGGCCCTGCGACGTAATGACCCCCTCAGCATCAGTGACCCGGGTCGACAGGTTGTTGACGACCGAAGCATCGGCTTTGGTCTGCGCCACAGTCAGTGCATTCGCTGCTGCAGCGGCTGCGTCCGTCGCGACCTTGTCGGTGACCGCCACCCAAGCGCTACCACTCCAGCGTTTCGGCGTATTGGCGTTGCTGGTGGTATCGATCCAGAGGTTCTGCGCCAGGCGGTCAGCAACAGCAGGCGCTGCAGCCTGGACAATGACCTTGCCCTTGCCGCCCGCGAGGGTCGCCGCATCCTGCGCCGCTTGCTGAGCCGCCGTAACGTTCTGGTTGGTGGTGGTCAGGCTGGACTGCAAGCCGGTGAGCTGGGTAGCTTGCGAAGTGGTGGTGCCCTCCAGGTTGGTAACCTTGGTCTCCACGGTCTGCACGCGCGCGGCAAGCCCGTTCGCCGACTGCACAACCTGGCCGACATCGGTCCAATAGCTGATATTCGGCGGCGCAGTGTTTTTCGGTACCGCCTTCGACGCCTGGTACAGCTTGCCATCGGTCCCCAGCACCGTCTGGCCATACGTGTAGGTTTTGTCGGCGTTGTACGGCAGCGACTTGGCGATCTGGCTGACGCCGTCGATCTGGCCCTGCAGGTCCTGCGTCGCTTCGTCGAGGTCCTGTTGCACCTGCCGGGCGGCCTCGGCCACCTGGTCGATCGCTTGCTGAGCCTGCTGAGTGGCACTGTCCAGGTTGGTTTGAACCTGCGAGACAGCATCTCCCAGCTGATCGGTGATCTCGGTAACCTGCTCGTCCAATTCTTCCAAACGGTTGTTGACCGACCCCGGGAGATCGGGTGGACCAGAGATGAGGGCGATCTCGTCGCGCAGTGCCGGATACAAGGCTCCGTTGCTGATTTTGTCCTTGAAGTACTCCTCATACTCGGACTGGTTGCTGCTGGCCTGGCCGTTCACGCCGACGCCGGTTGGATACCATGGCCCAACGTTCCCGCTGCGGTCGATCAGGCGCGCCCAGTAGAAGAACGATACACCAGCCGCTAGACCGTGAACTTCGTGCTCAGCTTGCGGATAAGCGAAGTCCCCCAGCTTGCTCGCCTCTTCGCGCTTGGTAGTTGTGCCCTGCCAAATCTCGGTGCGCTCAGTGTCCTCTGCGCCAGCCGGGAAGCCCCAGTTCAGTCGGGTGCCGAATACCAGTGGCGCGGTAGTGAGGAATGCAACTGCTGGCGGTAGACCTTCCTTACCCTTTAACTGGGTCAGCATGGAGTCGCGCCAAGTCGATGTAATATCGAACGAGCTCACAGCGCGCACACGCGCCAAGTAAGCCCCTGCATAGATACCCACCACATCGACAGAAGCTGCGCCGGTGCGTTGTACTCGAACCCAATTGCCGTTGTCCTTACGCCATTCCACGTCATAGGCGACGGCACCCTGCACTGCAGGCCAGGAAATGGTCATGGTGTTCACGCCAATACCTTGATCCACGGCGTAGGCCGAAGTCAGGGTAACGCTGGCCGGCGGCTGCACGGTCGTCACCGGGATGGCGCTGATCGGGCGCTCATCCAGTTTGGCACCGGTGTCGATGGCTGCGAACTTGCTCGGATTGAACTCGAGCGCTGTGATCTCGTAGTCACCCTCTTGGGTGCGTTCAGTCTTCAGCACGCGAAACAGCTGGACCGCCAGGTCGTCGTAGTCAATGGCCCACTGAAGCTCGGGCTCAGGCTGCACGCCATACGCGGTAGTCACCGTCACGGCCCGCCCAGAAACCGACTGTACGGTACGCGCCTGGGCGGTGCCGTTCGGCAGGTTCAGGATCAGTCGGTCGCCAGCCTTGATCGGAGTGTCCCGGTCAAGTGTTACCACTCGGCCTGCTGCTGCCGAAATCCGGCCGCCGTTCGGACGACCCACCACCAGCTCGTCAGCTACGGGAATGACGAAGCCTGGCAGCGGGATACGGCCTTCCATGCCGGTCTTGAACGTAACGGTGCGGTCCTGGCTGTTGCTCAACAGCGCCCACTTACCACGACGCTGGGCCTCGGACGCACGGGTGCAGCCGATGGCCGAGATCTCGATTGGGCGATCACGGTACCGGCGCTGAAGAGCCAGGTCGGTCACCGGGATGACATCGGTATCGTAGTTGTTGGCCGGGTTGTCGTAGCTGACCAGGGCACGGCTGTAGTGAGTGTTGCGCTCGGCGCCACCGTAGACGAACTCACCATTGATGACGTTGGCCCGGGTGAAGACGTAGTCGATGTCCTGCGCGCGCGGCATGTCTGCCTGCATGAACAGCGAGCCGTGGGCCCAATACACCATGCCACGGTAGATTGCCGACAGGTCACGCAGCAGGGTCCAGGCCTCGGCGCGACCCTGCAGATTCATATCGCACAGGAAGCGAGGCTCTTGCCCGCCCTGCCCGTTCGGCACTTGCTGGTCACAGTACTGAGCGATGCGGTACATCTCCCACTTGTCGACCATCCACGATTTGATGCGCTTGCCCAGGCCGAAACGGTCCTCGACGCACAGGCCATAGCTGACGAAAGCGGGGTTGTTAGTCCAGGCCTGCTTGAAGGTACCGTCCCACACGCCGGTATAGGTGCGGGCCACAGGGTCATAGTTGGTCGGCACCGGCCAGCGCTTGGCCTTGCACTTCACGGTAACTGCGGGAATGTTCTGGAACTGCTGGGCGTCGAACTCGATGTACAGGAGCGCGGTGTTGGGGTAGCGCAGTTTCTCGTCAATGATTTCGGTGTAGCCGGCGATAGTCATCGTGTCGGCAACAGTGCCACTGTTCTGGTTCGGCGTTATCCGACGGACACGGAACATCCAGCCCGAAGTGCTGGCCGGAAGGTCGACGCTAACGGAGCGTTGATATCCGTTGGTGGTCTTGCCGTCCACCGCGCCACGGTGGGCCTCGACATAGGCACCGCCGTCGGTAGCGATGTCGATCGCATACTCGATACGATACCCATTGGTGTTGCCACTACTGTCCTGGCTGGCCAAGCGTGGCCAGGTGAAGCGAAGGCGTAGGCGCGAAAGCTGGGTGTTGCTCAGAGCGCGCGTGAATGGGTTGTCGCTACGCAGCTCGACGTTGACCGTGTTCTCGTTCTCGATTGCAGGAATACCCTTGATGTATTCCTGATCGATGCTGCCTGTACGCCACTCCCAACTCACGCCCGGGAAGTTCACGTTGCCGCTGGCATCCATGATCGGTGTGTTGTCGAGGTAAATGTCACGGTCAGTCGGCGTGCCGTCGAACTCCCCTTCCCCCACGGCTAGCAGGATGCTCGCGATGTTGGTCGACTGTAGGCTGTCCGGCGCCTCAACAGGCGTCTTCGGCTTGCTGCTGCCGCCTTTCGCGCCAGCGATGTCCAGGTGCTGTGCTGCGCCCATACTTATCTCCAAGCAATAAAAAACCGCCCGGAGGCGGCTTGTTCGTTCAGCCGTGGCTACTTCTTGTCTTCGGCACGAATCGACGCAGAGATGATCGCCCCGCCCCAGCGACGTTCGCCGATGCAGATCGGAACAGGGTTGCCGCTGGCCGTGGTGTTTTTGGCGCTGCCGAAGGCGTAACTCGGTAGGTTTTCAGGGGCGGCGCTCTGGGATAGGCCCTTGGCTTGGGGGCTTAGCATCTGGATGACGCCGCCCAAGGCGAGTGATGCTCCGAGAGATTGCCCCCACCCCTGCATCCCAGGAACGAAAAACGACGCGACGAAGATTACGGTTCCAATGATCGTCTGAAGAAGACCTCCGCGCTTGCTCCCGCCGATCACGGGAACAATGCGTATCTCTTTGGTGCCACGGCGCCCAAGGTCATCGGCGCCTACATTTTTTCGGTTGCGGAAGACGGCGAAGCGGACTCCCAGGGCATCAAGCCGTCTGATCTCCTCCACGAAGCCGGGAAGAGTAACGCGCAACGCTTTGAACGCTTCCCACCCCTCTCCACTATCCAACTGGCGGCAATGCGCACGGCCAAATTTCTGAGCCAGCGAGCCGGAAAGCTTGATCGTTGTCATCTGCGCGTAATGCGCAACCGTTGCAGCCATACTTTTCTCCGGGCAATAAAAAACCGCCCGAAGGCGGTTGATAGATGGCGTTACATCAAAGGCACGATTTTACTGCACCCTCTATCGCGGAACGCCCGACACCGGGCATCCATGGAACCCGCTGATAGAACACAACCGAGCTACCCGTGCCCGTTTTAGAGACCTCAAGCAATTCGTCTGTCAGGTTCATCGCAGCAATGACTAGACGGTAGCCATTCTGAGTCTCTGACATGGTCGCTTCAGATCGAGCATCCTGCCATTGAGGGAATACACATAGCGCGTACTCCTTTGGCGGTTTCTTGGTAACAGCTTTGGTCGTTGGGGCATTGCCTTTCAGATCGCTCGGCGACACGCATCCCGCCAGCAACGCCAGTCCCACCGCCCCGATCAGAATTCGCATGTGATCCCTCCCTTGAAACCAGCGACTGTAGCAGCCGAACTGGCCGGGCATCCAGCGTGGATGGAAAGCCAGTGGCGAGCCAGCATTTAGCCATAGTAGCGTTGTACTCTCAAAGAACCGCCCCGGTCCGTTGCCGGAAAGCCCATGGACCGGGGCATGATGAGCTCTAAGGACAAATGATGAACCCAGGACAAACAATTTTTCCGTACCTGCTGATCACGAAACACAAAGAGGTTGGATACCTCTGTGGCGTCGTCTCGACAGATGGATCTTTCCAGCATAACGACGGCGAGCTTTTCACGTTCCTGACTGAGAAACCTTTCAAAGAGCTCCTCCGTGAGTTCGATACTGCAGGCAAAGAGTATGCACTTGTCGAGGTAGGCAACTACGCATATAGCAATGCCGACGGCAGGCTTGCCCGAATCTTTATGCACCTAGACTGACTTCAGGCTGAGGCTCCTGTCCACAACAGCGCCCCGCCAATGACCTCTACCCTGCCGCCTTCGGAAAGGCGGTACGGGCCGCTAAGTAAGTATTCAGCATGCCCTTGCTGCACGTCCGCTACCTCAGGATTGCGGTTAGGTGGAGTCCCGAAACGTCTACGCCAAACGATGACTGGCTTGTAGGGATCATTCTTCTGCATGTTCTCTCCTGCGGCTAGGCCGCTTCATTTCGCGTCCCGATGACGCAAAACAAGGCGCGTCCGGTCGAGCCATGGCCCGCCGAACACGATGATTTCTGATGGCCTGCCGAGCAGGTGGTGCAGCATGAAGGGGCCGGGGCCGAACACCTGGGCATGCTCTTCTGGCAGCTGCGCTTCAGCGCCCAGGTAGATACCTGCGTGGTTCGGGTGGGCGGTACGGCCAACGGCCATGACGATCATGTCGCCACGCTGTGGTTGGCTGACTTGGTAGAACCCAGCGGCCTCGTAGGCCTGCTCGTAAAGGCTCGGGCCATCCTCCTGCTCCCACCACCCCTCCTCCCGGGCGTAAGCCGGAAACTCCAGCCCCCACTCCCGCTTGTACCAGTCTGCGCAGACCTGCCAGCAGTCCCAAGCGCCGTGCACGAATGGCCTACCCAGCAGCGGCGCGTGGCCGGTAGGGGTAATGCTGCGAAGATCACCTTCAGGCCACGACAGGATGTGCCAGGGCATGCCTGTGGCCTCACACATGGCTAGGTCACGCGGCGAGGGCCTGCTGGTAGCGTCCGGGTGCGAGTGCACGATGCCGATCACCTCGCCTTGGTCCTCTGCTGCTACATACTGCTCCGGGGAGATACGGAACTCCTCGGCGGGATCAGTCGCGGTGTTGTCGCATGGGATATACCGCTGGGAGCGCCCCACAGCGATGATCAGCCCGCAACACTCCCGCGGGTACTCCGCTGCGGCATGCTCTTGCATGGCGGCCAGGATGTGTTTGCGCATGTTCAGCTCCGTGTGATGAGGGAAACAGCCGGGAAGCCGCCAAAGGGCAGTTGGTTGCCCTGCCCGAAGCGAACGGTGCAGCCCGAGTCCAGGCATCCGTTGCACTGATCCTTGGCCGGATCGTCTGTAGCCTCCCCGTCCAGGTCGAAGTAGGGGCCGGTGTAACCGCAATTGGGGCCGCGATAACCGGCGGTCATCGCCCAATGGCACAGCTGGGTCATCTGCCGGCCAATGGTTTCGCCGCCGACATCGCCGGGGCTGGCCAGCTCCCAGGCAACCGTGGTGCCGCTCTCGGAAACCTTCTGGTCGATGTACCAGACCTCAATAGCTTCTTCGGTAGGATCTGCATCCGGGTTACCGGCGGGGAAGTTTGCCGCGTCCAAGTAGCGCGCCATGGTGTGACGCATGGTCAGCTTGAACTCAAGCAGATTGTCGAAGGCCAGGCATAGCGCTGTGATCCTGCCGTTGACGTTGCCTACGGTTAGCGTGGGTCGCACGGCGGTGCCGTCCGAGTTCGCTTCGATGCCATCGATTTGCATGGGCCAGGCACCATACTCGTTGCCCTGCCACCAGATCGACTTGGCCGGGAGCTCGTCTGCGTTCGCACCAGCTGCCGCAAGCTCATCGGGTGTGTGCGGTATCGCGTGCCCATGGAAACGCAGCGTATCGGCGCCAAAGTCAGAGCCATCCAGCTCAAACAGCAACACCTCGCTGCCAGGCTCCAGGGTCTGGATGTCCTTGATGAATGGCATGGTGAATCCTTACGGGTGAAATGCCCGCTCGAAGGTGGCGGTGACTTTGAATCGGCCACCACCGACGGGCGTGGGCTTTGGGTCGGCGCAAGTGAAGAGCCCGAGATCTCCGAGCGGCGTCGACCAGAGGAAAGCCTTGGCGCCGCCGTGCCGGTCGAAGAACTCCATGACCTTGCGGACCTGGGTTTTCGTGCCGGTTACGGTGATCGGGTAGCTGTCTTCCTTGTTGTTGGGGCCGTCACCTACTGTTTGCCGGTAGCCACCACCGAAGCGAGACTCGCGCACCCGGTAACTAATCTCTGGCGTTTCGCCGCGCTGGGTGGGCCAGCTGAACTTCTCGATGGCCATCAGCGCCTCCCTTGTGCGTTTCGGTAACTCACTCCGCCCGGGCGCCACGAATCTGCGACCGCTTTTTCTGCAGCAATCTGCAACTGCTTCTGCATGTTCTGTTGAAGCAGTGCTTGATCGAGCTGCATCCCCTCGTTACTGCGGTCCGCCATGACCAGGCTGATCGGAGCCGACAGGCTAATAGCGGTTCCAGATCCTCCTCCGACCGCCCTGACGCCTAATTGGCCGCCGGACGTGCGGGTCAGAGGCATAACGGCTTCGTCGCCAGACTCCCCCATTACACCCAGCTTGCCCCCGGCCATGCCGAAGGCCGTGGGCGTGCTGACGATAGAGTTGGTAAATGCGCCCCCATTGGCGAACATTTGCACGCCATTCGACCAAGCCCCGCCCAGAGCCTGGGGGAAATAGGCGCTGCCGTATCCAGCCTGCGAAGCCCCGAGATTAGAGGAAACAGCACCTGCGGAACCGGCAGCCATACCATTGCCGCTACCCCCGCCAAAATAAGCAGAGCCCGCAGTGGCGCCCCAGCTCACGAGGCTGCCGAGCAGACCTGATGCGGCCCGCTGCGTCTCGATTCTTACCATGTTGGCCAAAATCGCCTTGGTGAAGTCCGCGAACGAGAACTTGCCGGTCATAGCGAAGTTCACAACCGCATCCTCCATCGAGGTAAAGGCGTTGGTGAATAGGGTTTTCGTCTGGCCGGCGACATCCCGGGCCTGCTTCAGGTAGTTTTGGAAGGCCGACGACGCTCCCTTCCGCCAGTCGCCCTGGGCATCGGTCATCGCGTCGTAGTTGGCGATGGTCGTTTCCTGAAGATCCCTTTCGGTCTTGTTCAGGGCTGCCAGCTTCTGGTTGTACTCATCCAGGCTCATGCCACGCGAGCCATCGCCGTACTGGTTCGCCAGGTCCACTCGCTGCTGGTTCATGCGATCGGTGATGCCGTTCTGCTGATCCTGCAGGCCTCGCTGGCCATCACCCAGGCCTAGGCTGTCAGCAGAGCGCCGCCCCTGCTGCCTCAGTGCCGTCACCTGCTGAGCAAGCGCATCGGTGTAGGTCTGCACTGCCCGCGCCTGCTTGACCAACCGCCCTTGCTCATTGGTCGCCAGCACCGAAAGCTCGGTATCGGCGTCCTTTTGCGCCTTCACCATGGCGGCCCGGGCATCGGCGATCTTCTGGTCCAGCTGGATACGCTGCTGCGCGCTGGTACTGCTCCGCCCTTTGGCTTCTTCCAGCGCCTTGATCTCCGCCTCGTAGGCGTTTGTGACCTCGACCTTCTGCTGCTCGATGATTGCGGACCGCTGGGCTGCGTACGACTCCTGCGAGATCAGACCGGCCTTCTGCGCCGCGTCCAGTTCCTTCTGGTGATTTTTGTACTCAGCCCGGATGGCGTTCAGCGCGTTCTTCTGGTCGTTGAACCCGGAGAGGTCGACCAGACCAGTCCGTCCAGCTGGATCCTTGAACTGCTTGGCAATGTCGGATTCAACCCGGGCGACTCGCTCAGGTTTCAAACGCTCATCGTTCGGATTCTTTGCGCGGATAGCGTCGAGAGACTTCCTGTACTCCTTAAGCGCGTCCGCCCGCTTCTCGGCGTGGGTTCTGGCAGATTTTTCCAGCGCGTCAACCTTGCCTATAGCGATGATTGCTGCCTGCTGCTGTTGGGCATCCAGTGCGCGCGCCTTGGCGATTGCGTCGAGGGTGTCCCGCTGCTGGATGAGCCCTTTGAGCTCAAGACTAGCGTTGGTCAGCTTCTTCTGCGCATCGCTGTCGTCCTTGTCAGCATTAACTGCACTCTGCGCTGCAGCCACTTGGCGCTGCAGATCAACGATTCGGCTCGCTATGTCCTGGTCCCGGCCAATGTTCTTGACCGAATCCACCGTTGCAGCGACCTCGCCGCGCAGCGCCTTCCAGCCGCGCTCCCAGATCGAGAGGTTCTCGGTGACTTCCTTGCTGCGATTTTTGATGGTATCGACATAGGTGTCGGTGAGCAGTTTGGCGGCGCCGATGGTGTCGCCCTGCTCCTTCAATGCAACGATCTGCGAGTAGGTCGCTGCGGTAAGGAAGTTGTACTGCTCATTGAGGTCTTTGGCCGCCGTTACCGGGTCTTTACCGATCTTCACGAACTCGGCAACTGTTTCCTCTACCGCCGTCCCGGTCGCCGAGCGCCACTCCAAAGCGGCTTCGGTGATCTCGACGAAGCTGCCAGCGGCGATCTTGCCGCTGCCGGCCAGCTGGGTGAGTACCTCGGCTGCGGCGCCGGTGGTACCGACAGTCGCGGCGACCTCGCGCGCCATGCCGGAAAGCCGGTCCGACGTAGTGCCGGCCGCGTTGCCGGTGGTGATCAGCGCTTTCTGGAAACCGACCGCCTCTTCGCTGCCCGAGTAGTAGGCATATCCGAGCACGCCGACCGCCGCCGCTGCGACGGTGAACGGGTTCACCAAGCCAAGGACGTAGCCGCCCAGCGCCTGAATGGCTGGGCCCACGCCGCCGAACATGTCCTTGAGCTGCCCGCCCTGCTGCAGTAATACCTGGAGCGGAGCCTGTCCACCCTGCAAGGACACCACGATATCGGTGAACTGAGCCGGTACGCCGCGCAGTGCTGCTGCGGTGGCCTTGGCCGACATACCCGTCTTGTTCAGCGCAATATCGGCGCCGCCCAATGCGGTGCGCGCCTGGTCGATCTTCGCCTGATACTCGCCGAAGGTCTCCGCATCGAGCGCGCCGCTCGTGCGAAAGCCCTTCAGCTTCTGCTCCATCTGGTCCAGCCGACTCATAGCCGCGACGGTCGGGTCGATCTTGCCCAGCAGTTCCTCCAGCGCCTGCCCTTCTTCCCGATACGCTCCAGCGGACTTCTTCGCCGCGTCCGCCTGGCGCTCCTCCGTAGCGATGAGGGCCTGGGCCCGGCTGTTGATGGACGCCTGGCGGCTAGCACTATCCGACAGAACTGCGTTCGCCTGAGCGGTAACCTCGGCGCTCTGCTCAGTCGCCCGGTTCAGCGACTGCACATACTGGCTGGCTTCCAGCGAGGCCTTGGCTACAGCCAGAATCCTGGCCTGCTGCTCGTCGGCGGATTCGGCAGCTCGCCGGCCGGCCTGGGCGCCAGCATCCGTTGCGCTGGTGAGCGCCTCCTGTACCTTACCTGCCTGCGATGCCTCGGTCCGAAACGCCCCCATATTCGCAGCAGCACTGCTGAACGCCGTCGAGGCGCTGGTAACAGCGCGCCCCACGGTAGCCATCTGCTGCGCCAGCTCGGCCTGCTTGGCGTTGAGTGACTGCAGCTCCTGGACGATCTGGCGGGTGTCACCTTGCAGGCTGCCCAGGGCAGTCTCCCAGGCGCGCCCGGTTCGCCCAGCCGACTCCTCGCTGCGCTTGCCGGCGTCCGTCAGCTGGTCGAGGTTATCCTTGGCCTCGACAGCATCGCCGGAATCGATCTGAAGACCGAGAGACGCAATGGTGGTCATGATCTACTCCATCGATTCGGCCATGACGGCCAAGGCCTCAACCTCCATGACGCGGAGATCGGGAAAAATGTCGGTGAGGTCGCGGCGCTTGATGCCGAGCATCGAGGCTGTTGCGGGGATGGCTGTGTAGTCCAGGCCAGACGGGCCGCCCGTTCCAACCCGCCACTGCGTGCCCATCGCGTCGAAAAGCCGAAAGGCTGGCCAAGCGTCTGGCCAAACCTCCACTTCCTGTTCAGGGATGTCCGCCAGGGTCAGCCCCAGCGGGGCCAGCTGCTCGGCAGATGGCCCACGCTCATAACAGGCCCGGGCCGCCGCCCTCAGTTTCCCAATCGGGCCGGGCTGTAAGCAGCTTGGAAGGCGTCGATGACGGCCTTAGGCGCACCCGTGCAGGTACGGACCAGCTCGAGGATCGCCTTCTGACTGAACTTGTCCTCCAAGTCCCACCCTATGACGATTTCGCCCAGTTGCTCGGCCTGCAGAGCGATTTCGCCAGCGGTCACCTCTTCCCACGTAGCGTTGTCGGCCCTGGCCTGCTCCGCCCAAGCGTCGCGAGCCTTGTTCCAGCGATCAAACATGCCGGCCAGCGTCACGCGATCCATATAGCGGAACTCGAATTCCACCGGCACTGGCTCTCCACCGATTCGAGGTACCTGCACCTCGGCAGTGAACGTCGGGTCCTGCGCGATTTTGATCTTCGCCATGGGGGCTCCTTATGCGCCGGCCAAGTAACGGACCGGACGCCCCGACAGCGCGATGCTGATGGTGCGGGTCATGAGGTTGTTACGTTCCATCGTTGGGGTGGTAGTGATGCTCACGTAGCCCGGATAGAGGATCTGGTCGCCATTTGGCAACTTCAGGCGCACCACGGTCAGTTCCTTGCTATCGCCATAGGCCTCGACCAGCCCAACGTAGGCTGCGGCTGGCTGATCCTCGACGGTGATCGAAAGCGTGATGGGGTTGCGGTTGGTGGGAAACTGGCGATCGTCGTCGTCTTCCAGATACCCGACAGTGAGATACTGCTGCTCGCCGCCGGAGGAAGTGAAGGCAGTCACTTTCGAGATCTGAGCCCAGTTGGTCACTGGGATCACAGAGCCTAGGCCTGCACCGGCGGTATACTTGTCCACGTTGGTGGTGTTCAGACCAGCAAGCGAGAACTTGTCGGCGGCAACACTGGTCGCGCGGACAGCCCGGTCGTTAATCAGCGACCAACCAGAGCTGACTACAAGCACATCGCCGTTCTTGATGGTGTGTCCTGCCGCGCTGGCCACAGGCGGCGCAGCGTTGGTTAGAGCGGTGAAGGCTACGGCAGCGGCGAGTACGCTGGCGATTTCCAGCACGGAGCCGTTCGGCAGCGGGAAGCGTGCGGCCATGGGTTGTTTCCTCTTGATAGCCCGCCAGGCGGCGGTTTGTTATGCCCCAGCGGGCGATTGGTCCGCGACACCGCGGTAGGTGAAGCTGGCCGGCACCGTGTAGGTCGCCGACTCGGGGATGCTTGGGCCTTGGTCAACTGGCTCGGTGACCATTCCCTCGAAGCCGTTGCGGCTGAGCTTAGAATCGACATTGAACAGGGCGCTGAGCTCATCTACCAGCGATTCGGCGGTCGCCAAGGCCTGGCCCGCCGGGCAGGTGATACTGACTTGGTAGATTCCTGTGTACTCGTAGGCCTCGCCACCCAAGTAACGGCAGGTGGTTGCCCCAGGCAGCTGGTAAGCCTGCAGGTATGTTTCTCCCGGCAAGGCCTCGAAACCCTGCTCGAAGTTCGCGACCCGGATCGGGCGCCCCGCTGCCCAGGCCATCAGCTTTATCTCGATGGCCTGACGGGCTCGTGCATGGCTCATACGCTGTTGTTCCTGATGGCTTCGTCGACAATGCGCTGGAAGTTGGCCAGGGTGACCCGGACCATGCCGGCCGGCGCCTGGGATGAATGGCCGTACTCCAGCGGGACCGCGTACGCCAGGTTGTTCACGATGTAGGCCGTCTGGCCAATGGTCAGCGCCTGCACCTGGGTGATGAGCGCTGTAATGGCTTCGCTACCCGACGGGTCGATGCGGTCAAGCTCTTCGGTAGCCGGTGAATCGATGGAGAACTGCCAGTTGCCCCGGAACCGGCCGCCGACGTATCCCTGACCAGCTACCAGGCCATTCGTGGCGAAGTTCTGCACACGCTCAGTCTTGGTCAGGGGCTTGGCGTACTTTACGCCCTTGCGCAACCTGCCGGCCTTGGTGAAGTTGTCCTGGTTTAGGTTGATCAGAGTGTTACGGACCGCGACCTTGAAGTCGTAGTCGTCGGCCGCTTGGTTGGCCTTGGCCCGGTGCGCAACGTTTGCCGCCCACAGTTCCGGATTGCCTACCGGCGACATTCGGATGACGCTACTGCCGATCTCGATCACTATCTCGCGGAAAGTGGCGTCCAGGGCTTGCTCCGCTTGCTCGGCGAACGCCCTGATGGCTTCGGCGAAGCCGCCCTGCTGGCTCCCGTATCGCTGGGCCATGCGTGAACCGCGCGCCATATCACTTCCTCAGCTGGACAGTCCAAGTCGCCCGGGCGGGGTCCTCGGACACATTGAGTACGCGGTAGCCGCTCACCTGGTCACCGATCTTGGGCGCCGCCGGGACATCGGTTACAGCGCCTTCCTGCCCCTCGAACAGCTCGTTCTGCAGCACCAGGAGCTTCACGTCCTCGGTCTGGATGCGCGTGCCGTCGATTTCCTTAGCCAAGTAGCTGCCGAACACCCCGCGGCCGGCGTAGTGGATGGTCGAGGCCGGGACGGTGCCGCCGATCTCGGGGTCATATCCGCCCTTGACCGTGCGGCTACCTGCAACAAGCTTCACCGTGTCGGCCAGGCCATCTGGATCATCAAACGCTTCCGCCAGCTCCGCCTGGAGTTCTTCGCGCATACCCATGGGTCAGATCCTCTTGAGCATCACGGTGCCGGAGCGCCGGGTCCATGGGGCGATGAGGTCGAGGGCGAAGTTCTCGCCAGTCGAGCGATCCACGGAGCCAGCGACATAGGTCTTGCTCACGGATGTCCCGGACTGAGCCGACACGGTCTTGCTTTGCACCTCGCGCTGGGTGTCCTTGTAAAGCTGGCCGGCCGCAGCCAGCTTGGCGACCTGCGCGCCGGCACTCACGATGGCGTCCGGCACCGGGTCTGGCACCACCCGCTTGATCTTGGCCGTGAGCCAGGCATTTGACATGGCAACGGCAAGGACCGCATCACCGCCGCTGGCCCAGCCTTGCCCAAGCCTCTGGTCAACATCAGCAACGGTGATGAAGTCGGTCATGGCTTATTCCTTCGACGGGATGAGGGCCTGCAGTTCGGGCTTGTTGAGGGCTGGATCGAAGGTGATGCCCTGGGCCGCCAACCACTCTTTGAGCTCCGGCACCTTCATCTTGTGAGGGTCGGTCTCGGGAACGCCGTCACCCTCCTCCTCCAACGCCTTCGCTATCTCTGCCGCAGTGCTGATGGAGGCATAGCCTGCAGGGGGGTAGGCCGACGCCTTGTAACCCTCTGCCACCCACTGGGCGACGGTCGGGCCATCCAGGCAGAGACCTTCCTCGATCTCGCTCACGCTGATGCCCTGGCGCTGGTAGGCTTCGCTGATGTGAGGAGCATCGCCTTGCACGGCCACCGAGGTCGCGCCGTCGATCACGCCGAAGAACTGGTCCAGGCGGCGAAAGCAGGTGCCGCGCTCGCTGCCCGGGGAGTTGGTGTAGATGACTTTCATGCTGATCTCCTGCGCAGGGCGCCAGGCCGACGCCCCGCTTCATTGGGTCAAGGGGTGGCGGTACCGCTGATGACCGCGGCGAACGGAACCTGCTTGCGGTCGAAGACCCGCTTCCAGTTGGCTGCCGAGGCGTACTGGGCGGCGGTCGGGCTCAGGTTGCGGTTCTCGCTGCCCTGCCAGCTGAAGCCGGCCGGCTGCAGGATGTAGGTCTTGCGCTCCCACAGCACCTCGGCGCCACCACCGTTACCGCCATCCGGCTTGCGCTGCATCTCGACCGGCATATGCGGGCTGCCCTCGCCGTAGCCGAATGCGCCTTGGCCGAAGAACAGCGACAGGTACTGGCCCGGGGCGTAGATCAGGCCGTCATCCATGAACACAGGCTTGCCTAGGTAAGTCGCCAGGATGATCTTGCCCTGTGAGTCGCGCAGGTACTCGATCATGTCCTGCTTCACCATCTGGTTCATCACGACCGAGTGCACACCGATCGCGGCGAACATGTCGGCGGCGTCACCAGCGGTGAAGGCAGCGTCTTGGAAGGCGTTTGCGCTGATCGATGCGCCCGCGTCCTTCACCATGTCGCCGCCGTTGTTAGCGATGTTGGACGCAATCACGCCGCGGGCCGCACCCATCAGGTAGCGCTGCCATTGGCGGGTCCAGTAGGTGCCGAAACGATTGCGGATGTGCTGCATCGGCTCGGAGTTGGCCAACTCAGCAGTGAGATCGGAAACGCCGTAGCCCTTGTTGAGGTACAGGGTCCGGGCACGCATGCTGCCCTGCTCAGCTTTGCCAACCTCGCCCAGGTCGTCTGGATCGTCGTTGGAGATGTTCGGCGCCTCATCGGCGTCGAGATCCTGCCAGTAGCTGATCTCGGAAGTGCCTTGGCCGTTCTTCGCGATACCGTCCAGAGTCGCGGAACGGGTGATGATGCCCGACTCATAAACGGCGGTCTTTTCTGGGGAGTTCACCGGCTCCAGAGTGCCGTAGTAGTCGGCAACAAAGATGTCCGACAGTTGGGTAGATGCCATGGGTTAGGTTCCTCGGGTGGCTTGGAGTTTTTTGAAAGCGTCGGGGTTGTCACGAGCCATCGCAGCACGCTCGGTCTCGGTGTACTCGCCCCATTTCTTCGTGGCCTTGCCACCGTTGTCGCCGGTCTGCCCGGCACCCTGAGCCCTTGGCCACAGGTGGGAGGCGGTTTCGCGCAGCGATTCCGCCCATTCCAGGGGAGACAGCGGAGTCTTGCCGTCCTTCCCGTACACGACTTCACCGGCACGGTCAGTGGCAACGGGCTCGCCGTCTTCGCTCAGTTTGAAGGTGCCGCGGGCACGGAGGATGATGTCCTCGGCAGCCTCGGGTAGCGCACCGGCTTTGATCGCGGCAGCGCGGATGGAATCCGCCAGCACCTTGTCGCTGTACTTGGCAGCAAAGGCTTCAGCTTTGTCCGCGCGCTCGTTGGCAGCCTTGACCTGCTTGTCTAGGTCGGTGCGCAGGCGCTCAGTGCGGCGACTGATGACCTCGTCCAGTTTGCCCTCGGCGATCAGCTTGGTCTCTTCGTCCTGGCCGGCCTTGGCCAGCAGCCCCTTGACCGCTTCGATGTCCAGGCCCTCGAACTGACCTTTCAACTTGTCCAGTTCGGTCTTGATGGCCTTGTTGGAGCCGATCAGCTCAGTGTTTTTGGACTTGAGGCCCGAGACCTCACCGTCCAGGAATTTCTGAACCTCACCGCCCAGCGCTGCCTTCAGCGCGGCGGTTTGGGTTTCGTCGAGGGTGAGACCGTGGGCGGCCGGGTCGAAGTCAAAAGGCATGTGGCTATCCCCTGGGGATTGATTGGCCCACCTGGCGGGCATGAAAAAGCCCCGCGAGTGCGAGGCCAAGTTTTAGATCTGTGATGTGAGTTCAGATATCGGGCAAATAGTGACGGCAGAATGCCTCCCATCACACCATTTAGGATCAACACATGAAGATCGAAGCGCTGAAGAATCTAGCTCGCACGAGTTATGCCAAAGCTCTAGCCGCTCTCGGAGTAGTAGCTACCATCGCCACGATTTACAGCGCGGTGCATGAGTCTGGCCCCGAGCACAACCCAGCATTCTTCGGACGCTGGGACAGCACGTACGAATATCCCGTACCTGGCGGCAAGTTCACATTCAGCGGCATCACGGAATTCTTCCGAAACGGCCATTACAACGTAAATGGCACGTTCAAGTTTTCAGGTGAAACCGGCGGGAAAGAGTTCGCCGCAGTGATGCCCGCTCGGGGCGTTGGCACATGGACTGCTGACGATGATTTCCTCACCTTCACTTTGAGCGGAATGAAAACGGAGCCAGGTCGATACAAGTTCGGTGATATGGAGTTACCAATTCCTACGCTAGAGCAGATCACCGGCCGTTACCTTCCCGACCTGAATCAACAGTACCTGTCGGGAACCACAGGAGAGGTGAAGATCATCTCTCAAGAAGAAGGGAAGATGGTTCTCCAAGGAAAGGATCCGGCGGGAAATCCGTTTACCTATATCAGTTCACGTCGTGACGGCCTGTTGACGAACTAGTCGATGCCCGCCCTCGCAAAGGCCAAAGGCTCGAACTCCTTGAGCTGGTCGAGCGTCAGCGGCTTGAAGTTCTTGTCCAACTGGAGCGCGGCGAAGCGTTCAGCTGTCAGGCCGCCATCGCGGAATAGCTTGCCGCGCACCGGCCCCAGCGCGGCGTCTTGGAACGCCGCTGGTTGCGTTTTTAGCCACTGGTAGTAGCTGAGGTTTGCCGAGACCTGTCCGCCGCCATCCGCGCCCACTGCTGCCCTAGTGGCGCCTTGCCCGAACAGTGCCGACAACCTAGTGATCGGCGTGATGGTGGTTCGGCAGTGTATGTGGAATGGCGGCACAGGCCCCTTACCCATCTCGAACTCGCGGCCATCCAGGCTCCGGCACTGCACGCTGGTCTTGCGGTCCAGGGTGGCGACGATGCGGTAGCCCGGCACCACCTCGACATTCGCCTTGAGCGTTTCCATGCGCGCCGTAGTGGCCACATGCTGGACTGCGGTCTGGACGACTGCACGGGCGGTCCGGTTGGTCACCGCCAGCACGCCGTCTGTGAAATTCTGCGCGGCAGTGCCGCGTATGGCCTGGGTGATCTCGGCGTTGGTCTGGCCCTGCACGACACCCATCCGGATGGCGTTGGTCACCCGGTCCGACTCGGTGCGGGTCCAGCCGCTCAGGAAGGGCTTCAGCAGCTTGCCGCCATCGACGCCAGCCACCTGCAGGGGCTGCGTGTTGATTGCGGCCCTGAGCAGTGCATCTGCAGGCATGACCGCATCGATCAACAGCGCCTTGGCCAGGCTGCGGCCTTCGAATGCCGCCTCGTACTGGGCAATGTCCACCAGATCGGACTGCATCCGGTCGCTGAAAGCCTTGTAGATCTCCAACAACTTGCCGCCCACCCTGCCTAGGAACTCCTCCAGCCGACTCCGGCCATAGGTGGTCAGGTCTTTTCGGGTTAGCTGGTCGCGGACATGGCTGTCAGCTCTACGAAGGTAGGTTTCGAACTTCTTGACCTCGCCAGCTTTGAGCCGCTCAAGCAGTACCGAGTGGCGGCTTACCTGCTCCAGCAGCTTCTCGTCCGCTGCCTGCTCCGGTTTCTTCGCCATCGTCTTTGTCCAAGTTGACGCCGCCCGCGCCGTGGTCGTCGCCGATTAGTTCGGCCTCTTCGGCGTAGGGGTGCTCAGGCAGCTTTCCAGTGGTGAGGTACTGCCAGTAGGTTTCGGCGCTGATGGTGCCGGCCATGACACTCTTCTGCAGCTCAGCCAGCACTTGGGCGTCGATCTCTGGGATCACGAACTCAGGCTTGACGGTGAAGACCACGTCATCAGGGTTGTACCCAGTCCACTCCGCTGCATACCGGAGGGCTTGCTCAATGGCATCCGCCGCAGTGATGACGATGCTGTGCAACGTGGCGTGTTGGTCGTTCTGGCGAGTCTTGCGGGCCTCGCCCGACTCAGTGCCCGACACGTCCATGACCTTCGCACCGGCTTCGAGCGCGGCGTTTTTCTGGTCCTCCATCGCCGTGCGCACGGCCTGGATGCCGGCGCCCTGGAACTCCAGATAGCCGCACGAGCCGCTTGGCCCCAGATCCCAAGCCGCCGACGGACCGGTCACGCTGAGCTCAACGCTCTCGTCCAGGCCGGACACCCATGGCTGCGGGTGGCTGGTCTGGTGCAGCGCGGTGAAGTAGTCGGCGCTCAGCTGATAGGACTTCAGCGCGGCCCGGGCCATGGTCAGGAGCGGGATCTCGTCCACGTCGGGCGAGTTGTCGGTGGAGCCGCAGTAGATGACCGGGATGTAGTCCAGACCGCGCACCAGGTTGTTGCTGCCGTCGACCGTGCCCAGCGGCCGGTCGTCCTCGATCAGCTCGCCGGCCTCGTTGCGCACGCCGGTGCGGCAGATCGCGCCGTCCATGTAGAACTCGCGGTACACCGTCTCGCACTCGTGGCTGTAGCGGTCCTGCTCCTTGCGCCTGAATTCGCGGAACACGGACAACACTAGGTCCTGGCGTCCGCCTTGGTCGGCAGTGTCCCAGTTGATGGCGTTGCGCACCGCGTAGGTGGCGAAGTACGGTTGGCCCTTGTCATCGATGTTGACCACTAACGGTACCCGGCCATGGGAAATGGCCTGGCGCACGATCCGCAGGAACAGCTGGGTTAGGCCGAAGCCGTCAGCCGTGGCATTGTCCTCCAGCCCCTTCAGCCCAGCTGGCAGCTTTACCTCGGGGATCAGCCTGGAGACCAGGCCCATCATGGAGCGCAGCGAATCCCGCACCCAGTGCTCGTACTGAGCCCGGGCGGTGTAGTTCTGATACAGGTAGGCATTGCCGGCGCCATCAAGCTTTTCGGCCTCTGTCATGCCGCTAGGCTTGGGCAGGTTCCGCGGGCTGCGTTTGATGGCGCCCTCGCCCTCCAAAGCGTCGTCCATCATCCGCCACTCTTCGATGTGAGCGTCGTAGTTTGGGTTGGTGGATTGAACAGGCATTACGCCAAACCTCCGATGCGGCGAGTGCCGGCGGACTGAGTCTTGATCGGGAACCGCTTGGCGATGAAGTAGCCGGCGGCGTCGTTCATGTGGTCGTGCCCCTTCTTGGGGTCCTTGTCTGGCTCGCCCTTGTCGGTGTACGTCTGCCGTTCCAGACACTGGGTGAGTTGCGGACATTGGTCGATGTTGACCTTCATGCGCCGCTCGCCGTACGTGTTGAGGAACATGGCGTTGACCGCGTTGATACGGTCCTTCACGCCGGGGTTCTGAGAATCGACCACGACGGTGAAGCCGGCCTTCTTGAGCAGCGACAGGTCCGACTCGCTAGCGTTCTTGCTGCTGGTGTTCTGTCCGCTGGCGTCTGGATACACGGAAACGCTGTGACCAGAGAAACGCGCCTTGATCTTCTCGATCATCTCCGGCGTGTCACGCACCGAGTGGAACTCGTCCAGGGCCAAGGGCAGGCCATCTCTGACGACGTAGACCACCGCCGCCATCTTCATGACGTTGAAATCCATGCCGATGTGCAGAGCTTCGCCTGGCTTGATGCGCTCGCTGGTGCGGCACGCGGCGCGGTCGAAGGTGTAGTACACCACGCCGGCGTAGTTCTCGAACCCGGCCTCGTATTCCTGGCGGAACGTGCGGGGGTCCATCTTGCGCCGGGCCGCGTCCAGCTCATCGGCCGGGACGTTGCCGCCCTGCAGTGAGGTGTATTGCCAGCTCTTGTGGTCGGGCTCCCCGCCCGGCTGGCCGTCGCGGTAGGTGTCGTAGCAGTGGTTGAAGCCCTTCGGCGTGCCGATGCGCAGTGCATGCCCGCCTTTACGCGACTCTCCAGTCTGGGGAATCGTGTATTGGCAGGTGGAGAGCATCGGCCTGAGTACTTCTTCCCAGGCTGCCCACGGGCAGTCTGCCCATTCATCCACTAGGACGAAGAACAGACCAGAGCCCCGCAGATTGTCGTAATTGTCCAGGCCGACCACGCGCATGATATGGCCGGACTTGAGGGTTATCGAGCACTCGGTTTCGTTGGGTCGGGCTGCACGCCATGCCTCGGGAATTGCCTGCTTCAGCCGGCGCCAGAAGACCCGCTTGGCCTGCTTGAACGTCGGCGCGCCATACCAGATCTCATCCTCGACACTCACGCCCCACTCCGCAGCCAGCCTGGCCGCGCGGCGCATCTCTGCCTTGCCGAGAAAGGTCTTGCCGAACCGACGCCCGCACACCGCATCACGGAAGCGCGCCTGCGGCTGGAAGCCCCACACGTAGATGTTCGCCTGCTTCGGCGTCAGCTTCACCGGCGGGTCATAGGTACGGGGTAGTCGGGACACCTTCGTCTGGCTCCAGCTTGTACTCAGCAACGGCGTGCTGCTGGTCCGCCTGGGAGGCCAGGGGCTTGTCGGGTTCGATCTTGCGGTTGACGTACATGTCGCCGCACTCCTTGGCCGCCTGCTCGTAAAGCTGGGCAGTCAAAGCGAGGTTGCGCATGTTCTCGGCCTTCTCAGCCATCCTGCTCAGACCGCGCAACCTGTATGCCCGGTTGGCGATCGGGATGTTGCTGGTTTCCTCTCTGAACCGTGTCCTGCACTCGTGAAAGTAATCTTTCCACTTCTGCGCTAGGTCGCGCCCAGAATACTTCGTCGGGTCGTACCGCTCACACAGCTGGCGAGATACCTCCACCCCATATTGATCCTTGACGGCCTGCGACACCTGACTCGGTGTATCGAAGCAGGCCAGAGCCTGAACGATGAAGGCCTTCACCTCATTTTTCAGGGCTGCCATAGATTTGGGTTCCGTCAAGGGCTGTCAAGGATCAAGCCGACTTGAGCAGACAGGTTCCGCAGGCCCTCGAAATGTTGATCTTGGCCACCTCAGGCGGCCGGCTTGCAGCTTCGATCAGCTGCTGAACATCTTCCCCTGCTCCATAGCGGCGAACCACACCGACGAACTCTTCTACGTCGTGTCCGCGCATCTGTAGCTTGGGGAGTCCTTCTTGGGTGAACTTGGGTGCGCCGTGCTCATCGGTCGCCTGGGCGATGTGGTACAGCTCGTGTTCGACCAAGGCGCAGAACTCAGCGTCGATGCATTGGACGCAGTAGTCAGCGGCCAGGGTTATCAGGTAATCCGGGACTTCGCCGAACCAATCCCTCATCTGCTGCTCTTGCCGGGCCTTCTGCCATCCGCCAGCTCGGAACATCAACTGCTCCGCCTGGCCGAAAACCACCCGACCCTGCTTACCGAATCCACTCGATGCCCACAGCACGCCGATGTTGGCGTCCACCAGGTGGGCGTGCTCGGGGTTATGGATGCTTCCGGTGCCGGCGAGGATTTCCCTCTGTATCCACTCCCAGACTTCAGGCGCTGGGCGCAGAGTAAGCCAGACCGACTCAAGCAGGTCTTTCGGTGGATTTGGCCGCCCCATACATCACCGTCGAGATAAGCAAAAAATTCGAAATTTACGAAAATCCGTCAGAAACCGAGGCTTGTTCAAAAAAAAATCAGGAACACTTGGAGCTCAAACCAAAACGGAGATCCACAATGAGCACTCTGGCAATTACCACACTCGGACTAATCGCGACTTACTTTGCAACTAAACGAATCCGGTCCACCACCACCCTGGCGATACTCGGGCTGGGGGCCATGGCCCTGCTCGAAATCTGGAATCTCTAGATACAAGTGCCGGCAGGGTATGCTTGACTGCACCCTGCCCGGTAGGATCGATCGCCTCCCAGTCGGGTTGCTTAGTAGAAATGGTCGGATCCTGAAACTTGAAATGATGGCGGGTTGCCGGTATTGATGCGAGCTCAACCAACGGAAGGAGTCAACATGTCTCAAACCCTGCACACCGCAACGACCACCGGCGCCTCACGTGGGGCTACCGCAGAAATGGCGCGAGCTCACGCTGTAGCTAGCGCGCTGGAATTGATCGCAGCGAGGGTATCTAGCTCCGCATCAGTTCACCTTGAGCAAGAGCTGGATAACCTCTCGAAGTACGCCGACCAAATTCAGGCAGCTCTGAAGGTCAAGTAACAGAGCCGTGCCGCACTCACCTGCGGCACACCTACCCTTCCCCGCCATCCAGCAGCACATCAATCAGCTTCTGCTCCGCCAGCCTGAACATGGCCAGCGACTGTAGGTCATCGGAAATCGGACCGAAAGCGAACAGCTCCACCTGCCCAGCAGGGTCGCGCATGGCCATCACACCGATGCTGCAAACCGGAAGCTCGCCGCTATCCAGCTGATCCGCGATCTTGCGCAGAGTCTTGGATGCATCGCGCCAATTTTCGCGCTGGAACTCGACCACCTTCATTCGACCACCATCTTGTGCGTCTCGGCGTGGGCATGGCCATGTAGCAGTCCAACCAGCAAACCCTGTGGCAGCCCCGCTTCTTTGGCGGCATCAATCGCTTTCACCAAGGTGGCATCGAACTCTGCCACCGCAAGCACGATTTCCGTGCTCACTGGCAGTTCATGGCGAATACGAATGATGTTGCTCATGACTTCTCCAAGAAGAACGCCACTAACAACCGAAGATTGAAGGGCGGAAGATCAAGGGTTCTATAACCATTCATCCAGTGCGCGCAGGCGATGAAGCGCGTGCTTGTATTTGCATAAGAGGGCATACGAAGCGCGCGCGGTGCCAGCTGCACTCTCGGCGCCTATTCCGCTGCAATCAGCTTTGACATATTGCTCCCACAACGCCTGAGAATCTTGGAGCAAGGAAGGAACCGTCTCATAGGTCGCAAATGCGTCAGGATGCTTAGCCATATCCTGAGCTGTCACCATCTTTTCCTGATACTTCTGTTCGACCGCTTCGTTACTCGAGCGCACCATCGCAGACAGACACATATCGCTATCTTTCGTAGTGTGCACGTCTGGCCTCCTGAGGCACTGCTGCCATACGGCCTCCACACCTGCCGCGAACTGGCGCACTGCGCCATCCAGTGATTCCTCCCGGCCAACATCAGCATGGGCCGTACCGACCACTAGCACTGATCCCATGCAGATCGCCTTAAACATACTTTTCACGTGCCTCACTCCTTGTGGTGGCTATTCAGGAACTGAATGGTGCAGCAAAAAGAGTATGCGCGCCACGAAACGGCGCACCTCGATTTTGTGGCGCGCTACCCCGGCTGGAACACATGCCCGCGCCGGGCGACGGCATACAGGACGATCCCCAGCTTGAGGATCACGCCGTACAGGGTGGGCACGTGGCCGTTCATGGCCAGGACGAACGAGCCGAACGCTCCAATGGCCACTAGGTAGAACGCGACGGCGAGCAGCGGGTGATCCATGGGGCGGATGCGGCGCAGGTAGTCGCAAGCAGCGATCACCACCAGCACGCTCAGGAAGGCATTGGCGCCTATCAGGACTGAAATCAGGGTCGAGCTCATCAGGTAGCTCCTTTGGCTCCGAACGACCCCACGAACGACTTCAGCACCGGGATGATGTTCATTGCCAGAAGGCCTATCAGGAAGGCCACGCCGTATTGGGTTTCTCCGCTCGTGCCGAGGTTGAAGTAGCTTATGGCGAGCGGGGTGCAGAAGATTGCAGATGCGAAGCCGGTGAAGAAGGCTGCTACAGCCTGGCCCCTGGTGAGGCCGCGCAGGAACGTCAGCGAAAGGATCGCGCCTGCAAATCCACCAATGATCACGCCGTACTTCACCAGCAGGACGCCGGCGGTCGTGCTTGCTGGTTCAGCCATATCAAATCCCCAGTGCAACAAATAAAATTAACATTTGTGTTTACACTGAACATAAATGTTTATACAATGAACCCATCAACACACAACGGAGGGTTGATGAAGTACAGCGAGTTCAGGAGATGGTTGGAGGCCCAAGGGGTCGAGTTCTCGAAGTCAGCCAACGGCAGCCACTTCAAGATTCGCTACAAGGACCGCCAGACGATCTTCCCGAGCCACGGATCCAAGGAAATTGGTGAAGGACTCAGGAAGGAAATAATCAAGCAACTGGGCCTCAAATGAGGCCCCACCACCCTGAACAGACGTCCAGTCAGCCCCATGAGAGGAAACATGTACGACTACAAAATCGTGGCTCACGAAGAAAACGATCACTTCTGGTCGTCCTGCCCAGACATCCCTGAGGCTCACAGCGTGGGCGATAGCCTGGAAGAGCTTCTGGCAAATGCAGTGGACGGGCTCACCCTGGCGCTGTCGATCTACGTGGACCAGAAGCGGGGAATTCCACCTGCCACCGAAGCCGGCGATCACATCGTTCGGCTTTCTGGCGTAACGGTCGCAAAAATCGCACTCTGGAATGAGCTGGTCCGCTCCGGCAAGACCCGGGCTGACCTAGCCTCGATGCTCGGAATCTCCCCCACCGCAGCCGGGCGCTTGGTCGACTTCGAGCACACCTCGAAGCTCGAGAGCCTGGAAGAAGCTCTGGCCAAGTTCGGAGTTCGACTCCAAGTGATACCTACTGCGCTGCAGGCTGCTTGATCGCGCACCCAAGGGGTCGGCAATCTCACCGGCCCTCTTAAGGCCCTCTGCGGGCGATAAAAAACCACCGATCTTGGCGGGTATTGAAAAATAGCCTGCTAGATCGATCCAGCGAAAGAGTTCCACTCTTCGACAGCACTATCAGCTGCCGACTTGTGCTTTCGGATGGCATCTTCCTGCTCTTCTACGAAGTCAGAGATGCACGACTTGTATTCTTCCACTTCAGTGAGGAACTGGTCGCGCTCGTAGGTATTCTGGAATTCGTAGGGAATGTCAGGCTGGTTGCAATCATGTGAGGGCTCCACAATGTCAGCTAGCACTGACGTCGAGAGGAGAGCTCCAAGGAGAATCAGTATTCGCATCGTCCATTGCCTCACATGAAAAAGCCCGACGTTTTATGCCGGGCTTTTTGGTCAATCCTAAACGCGTAGGAATGACAGGATGGAGCAAATTTACGACATGGCGACATGATATTGCAAGGCCTAATTTAGCCTGATTCGGCTTTTCCTATGCTGCCTCGTCGAATAGCACGCCAATCGCTTCAAGCATGTGCTGCGCCTCGGTCAGCGCCTCGTTCACCAGAGCCTCCAAAGCGCCCTTGATGGCCCGATTCCAGCGCTGGTAGGTGCGCTCGGTCAGGCCTTGGGAATCCCAGTTGGTCATGTCGTAGTTCGACTCAGCCAGGACGATCATCTCTCCCGGCTTCACCTCTGCCACGGCACGGGCGTGCTTGTTGGCGCGCTCGGCAGCGGCAGCAGCAGCCTTGTTGCGCCAATCCCACTGCCCTTCCCGTTCGTTTTCGCGAGGGTCAGGCGCCTTGAAATGGGGCACCTTGCGCTGGATGCCCTTCGTTTGCTGTGGCACAGCCCAGACCAGCACGGCCTGCTGAGTGAAGCGCTTCGGCGCCGGGGTTGGCACGATGGCAACGAGCCGGCCAATTGAATCGATCTTGCGCCCCTTATGCGTGCTGTACTTCGCCACCAGCGCATTCCAGTGTCGCGGGCTGAGCTGGGCGTGCAGCAGCTTGTGCACGATCGAGTCAGCCAGCAGCGCGGCATCCTTCCCCGATATTTCCCCCTTGAGCTTGCTGGACTGCACGCGCGGTTCGACATTGCACCCGCCGGCGCTGTTGATTGTCTCGGCCGCCAGGGCTCGAACGACTGCGGAAATCACGTTCTGATAGCTCATTGCTTACCCCCGGCCTGCTTGGCCTTTCTCAAGATGAATTCTTCGTAGCTGCGCTTGCGGCGCACGGCGCCTGCCCAGGACAGCGACACACCACCCACCACCATGAGGGTGGCCAAAATCAGGAATCCCCATGCTGGTGTCATGCTGCAGTCCTCCTCAGATCTTTGAGCTTCTGCCTGTACAGGGCCTTAATTGCCTGCAGGTCTTCGATGGTCAGGCGCTGGGGCTTATGAGGCCCTTCGAGCCATTCAACCTGGTCGGCGCCGATGCGCTTCACCAACCGGATGCGGTACTCGATCGCGCTACCCGACAGGTTCCGGTTGCACTTCACGCACTGGCGGTGGACGTTGAGCGGTTCAAACCGCAACTCAGGGCATGCTCCCACCGACCGGTAATGCCCGGCGTCCCAGCGGCTGCCGGTGATGAGGTCGTGGTCGCTCGGGTTCGAATCGCAGCTGATGCACGGCAGACCGGCGTCGCGCTCGCGGATGTAGGCATTGAACGCGGTCTGCGCCTCGGTCATGTGCTCGCGGCGGGTCTTCAGCTTCTCCCGGCGCTCCTTGAGGTCTTCCCGGGCCTGCTTGGTGATTGCCTTGGCCGCAACCTTCTGCAGCTTCGGATCTTTGGCCATGGCCTTGGCACAGGCGATGCTGCACACCTTCTGCGTGGTCATTGTCGGCTTGTAGAGCTTGCCGCAACCTGGTGCTTTGCACTTCTTCGGCTTGATCTCGGCTACACGCATGGCTCGGCCTCCTTGGATTTCTGCTGCTCGGGGGCGAAGTCGCCGCGCAGGGGCATGATCCACTTCTCCCAAACAATGCAGTTCGACTCGCCCTGCATCTCGGCAACCACCCAAACGGGCTCACCGCCGGCCTGCTCATGAACACCAGGGTCCATCGGGTCGCGCCGATCTACGGCGCCAACCAAGTGCCGAGATACCAGCTCAACACACATGCCAATGGCTGGCGGGTATGTGTGATTGATCACGAGCACTAGGTCCCCCGGCTTGAATCGATGGCTCATGCCGCCTCCTCGCTCAGTAGATCGCCAAAGAACACCCCCTGCGGCGCGAACTCGGCCACGATGCGGTCGGTGTATTCGCAGCCTTGGGCCCGGTCGAACAGCCGGGTCACAGGGAAGCCGTCCGGCCCGAACATCGCGCACGGCCCCATCAGGCGCAGCTTCACGTCGTAGTCCAGGTGGATGAACGACTCAGCCCAGCCGGTGCGGAACTCGGCGCAGCCGGCGCGCATGATCGGCACGCCCAGGTGCAGCTTGCAGTAGCGGCGCACGTCCTCGATGTCACCCATCTCGGTGCTCTTGGCGACCCGGTCGTACATCGCGAACCACAATGCATTCTGGTCAAGGGTGCGGTCCTTTCCCGGGCGCATGCTGACCACGACGAACTTCTTGTCGCGGAACATGCGGGTGAGCATGATCACGGCCTCGGAGAGCTTGGCCTGGCTGTTGACGCTGATCTTTTCAGCCATGAGCACTGCCCTCCAGACGGTCCATCGACTTGATGAGCGCGCGATCATGCTCAACCAGGCCCCGGGCCTTCGAATAGAGCGCGTGAGCGCGCAGCCCTGTGTATGGGCTGCTGGAGTAAAAGTCCCAGCTCAGGTACCAGCCGCCTAGGACAGACAGAGCGTTGTTCACCTGCATGCGGAACAGGAGATCTCTTTGGAGTTGGCTCATACGCCCTCCCCGGTCAGCTGCCCGGCGCGCTTGATGTTCAACCTGGCCAGCAGGTGTGCACGGCATGCGGCCGCGCTCGACGGGATCTGCTGCAGGTCCAGCAGACGGACTTGGCGCTGGCTGGCGTATTCATCGGCCAGCTCGGCCAGGCCCTTCTGGCTGTCGTGGCCAATGCCGGTGACGATATCGCCAAGTGGCTCGCCGGCCACCAGCATGCGGATGGTGATGTCGTAGGCCCGGGCGAATACTTTCTCGGCGCGCTCCACCTCCATCGATCCCAGGTTCTGCGCCTCGCATTGCAGGGCCGCGTGGCGCACGGCCTGATGCGACCAGACACGCGAGCCCGCACGACTGGGGTGGAAGTTCTCCAGCGCCTCTGCCAAGGCCCGTGCAAGCGGGGGAATGCCCATCTCTTCCGGGGTTGGCTGGCACAGCTTGATGAACTTGCCGCTGCTCGGGGCGAAGTCGGTACCCAGCACCCGGCACTTCTGGATGCCGAAGCGGATCTGCTCGAGCGTGTTTATGCCCGCGGCGACGAAGGACTTGATCCAGCTGCGCTTGGCAGCCTTCAGCGCCTCGTCATCTGGCCAGGCCTGCTTCCACGCCGGGAAGATGGCCTGAAGCTCCTTGAACAGGGCGTTGACCACTTCGGTGGTGCCTGGGTCAAGCTGCTTGGCCGGAGCCTGCACCTCGGCAGGCAGGTTGCGGGCCATGGCCATGATGTGGGTGACGCTCTTGGGAGCGTTCGGCTTGCTCATAACGCCCCCAGGTCATCAGCCCATGTGGTGTCGTTGAAATCCGGGCCGTTGGCCTGACGACGCGGTGGGAACTGATGGACGTTGCCAGCAGGAGGCAACTCGTCATCCCAGCGCTTGCCGTTCAGCCAGGTAGCCGGGTGCGGGATGAACTGGCCACCGTCCTTGGTCCAGTCGGCGGACACGCTCCAGGCTGCCAGCGACGTAGCCATACGGTCGAAAAGGTTGGCGTCAACCTTGAGCTTCGCCCAAGCCTTCTCAGCGTTGGCTTTGCCCACTTTGCGCGGGAACAGCTTCCAGAAACGATCAAACAGGTCAGCGTCATCGCTAGATGACGAAGTCTTTTGATCTTGTTCTTTATCTTCTCTTCTCTTCTCTTCTCTGGTCCGCGTTTTGTCCGCATCACTAGCGGACAGTTTTCGGACAGAGTCGGACTTTCGAGACGCGCGCTTGCGCTCACTGTCGTTGGCGCGGCGCTTTGCGCTGGCCCCGTTGTGCTCGTCAAAGCGAGGCATGACAAGGCTTCCATCCTCATCGATAGCGGCCCATTCAACGTCGATCATGGCCTGCGTGAAACCTGGCCAGCCGATCACCGCATCCATGGCATCAGGGGTGTAGCCATGCAGGACGCCGTCAGCAGAATGGGTGTCGAAGATGCTCCAAGCGACATGCAGTCCGCCAATTACCCGCAGCCTGTCCGCACGCAATGCGGACACCATGCGGAAAACTTTCGGATGGGTCTGAAGATCTACGCGCATTTTTATCCAGTCTCCGGCCATTACTTACGCCCTACGCCGACGAGGCCGGCGAGCTCAAGGAAGCGATCCACGTACCAATGCGGCTGCGTTTCGCGAGGGGATTGAGGGCTGGTCAGGTTCTTGCCGTAGCGCAGCCCCTTCTCGGTGATCGACCAAAAGTCGACCATCTCCTGTTTGGAGTTCTTGCGCTGAAGCACCTTCAGGTAGCCGGCCTGCTGAAGCGCCTTATTGAATACTGCCGGCGACATGCGAATGCCGTTGTCGTTCAGCAGCGCTGTAGCAGACTTCGTGGGCATGGACGATCCGCCCGTAGCATCCGGGGCATCATCGACCGCGTAGCCCGGCAGGAAATTGGCATCGAGCCCATTGCTCTGGGCGATCTTGGCCAGCATCAGCATCTTGCTGGACGGCGCCGGCTTGAGCAGTCGATCGAAGCACTCGAGGATGGCCAGCTCACCGACGATCTTTGAGTTGTTCGGTACGAACTGCGCTCTTGCGCTTTCCTCCAGAGCCGTCATCCGATCGAACACCTTGGCCTGCAGCTCGTAGCTGTAGGACATCGCCATCAAGCACGCCTCCCGCTTCGGGAAGCGGTAGCACTTCTGGCGACGATTCATTGAGTCGAGGTAGATGTCGGAAAATCTTCCGGCATCTTTTTTCAGCACCTTAGGCACCTTCTTCATCAGGTCGGCATGGTCAAGAACAGCCTCCCCTTCCTCGCGCTTCGAATTGATGAAGTCGACAAGCTCCAGGCTGGACATGGAAATCGATCGCGCCACGAAATCGTGGTTTGCATTTTGTGGCGCGGGCCGGTTGAGGGCCTGTACACTTTGGGTCTGCATATGCATAATTCCCTTCAGAGTTTTGTGTTGCAGAAAGCCGGGCCGCTATCCCGGCTTTTTTGTGCCCGTAATTCGGGCTTATCAGGGCCTGTTCAGGCCTTTCGATGAAACGGGGTCACGACTCCTCGCGGGTTGCGAGGTTTGGTTCGGTTGGCCAGTTCTCGACGGATCAGCTCAGCTGCCAGCGCCTCAGGGCTTACGCCCCTTCTCATCGCCTCTTTCTCCAGCTGCTCCATCTGCCCCTGGTCCAATCCGATTTCTTCAATCGGCATGGGGCCTCCTAAGGGCCTTCAGGCCACGTGCTGATCGCCGGTATTCTCCAAAGCCAAGGCGGCCAGCTGAGCCTCAAGCAGCTCACGGCAAAGCACAGCGCGCTGAGTGCGATGAAACTTTGCCAGCGCTTGGATCAGTTCAAAGGTGTCCTCATCGACCCGGACCTTGATCTCGCGGTCATGCAGGTGATTGCGGTTGGCGTACATGCGGGAGTAGCTCCTTGCAGTTGGAATTGGTTAGGCGGCGACTTGTGCCGGTGGGAACGCATCATCAAGGGCGCAATTGGCACCCAGGACGTTCAGCGCTTCGACGATCTGGCGCGCCTCTTGAAGGCCCGGATTCCTGAGGCCTGATTCGTAATTCGCCAGGCGGGACTGATTCCAGCCGAGCTGACGGCGCAGCGCTGCCTGGGTAACGCCAGCCCTTTCGCGGATCGTTCGGACTTGGTTCATACGGTCTTCCTCCATTGATGACCGAAGGATAAACACGCATCGTGTTAATTGCAATCACAATAAGTGAAAGCCGGGTATTTCGTTTCGTGATGAAATTCCGCGCATGAACGAATCATTGAGCCAGCGCATCAAGCGCTTGAGAAAAGCGACGGGAATGTCCCAGGCCCAACTGGCAGAGGCCTGTGGCTGGAAATCGCAGTCTCGGGTCGGGAATTACGAGGCAGGCACGAGGGAGCCGACCTTGGCGGACATCGCCGCCATGGCATCGGCCTTGGGCGTCGACCAGTCCGAGCTACTGCTTAGTCAGCCTGTCGTCGAGGCTCCTACCACAACAGTTCGAAGCACGACCGACTTGGTTAAGCTGATGCTTGCCAAAAGTGGTAAGGGCATTCCGGAAGAAGCCCGGCAGCGCTTGATAGCCGCGGCTGAGGATTATTCCTTGTCTGGGGTCATGTCTGATGACATGAAGCGCCCTGGCCTAGTCGGAGACGAGGTCCGGATCGCTCACTACGATATCCGCGCTGCAATGGGTGGCGGCCAGCTCCCGCACGACTATCCAGAAATGCTCAAAGACATTCGCGTCAGCCCCAGTCACCTGCGGGAAATCGGCGTCGAGTTCGAGGAGCACTACCACCTGAAGGTGGTGACCGGCTGGGGCCAGTCGATGGAGCCAACCATCAAGCACCGCGACCCGCTGATTGTGAATATCAACGTCCGCGACTTCGTGGGCGATGGGGTGTACCTATTCGTTTGGGATGACCTGCTCTACATCAAGCGCCTGCAGGTGGCTGATGAGGAGCACTACGAGATGATTTCGGACAACCCTCGGCACAAGGATCGTCTGATCCGCAGGGACATGACCTACATCCAGGCCCGGGTTCTGTTGGTCTGGAATGCACACCTGGTATAAGGGATAACCGAATGCATCTATCCAAACACCTACAGAATTTTATACCGCAAGCAAAACGTAACCATAATAAGCCACACAGAACTAGCACATAGGGGATTGTGCCATGAGCACAACAGGGAAAACCGCTCACAATTTTGACAATGATGCGAATTGGTTTATCCGTGAAATCAGCAGCAGAAAGCGCGTACTTCCGACCTTCGCACATGCCTGCAAAACAATCACGGACAAAGCCGAGAAGGATCTTCAAAAGCTCATAGATGCACATGGCAGCGAAAAAACATACGACGACAAGGGAAGATTGGAAAGCTTTGCAATTGATGAATCGTATGTCAAACGACACACAATACTGCGCCGAGCTTTTGATGACTTCTCTATATTCACCGTCAGCCTGCCCAAAATGGCAATTGTTTCAGTCGTCAGCCTCTTTGACGCGTATTTAGCGAAAATCCTGCGAAACGCCTACAAAGTCAAACCAGAGCTATTAAACTCCTGCACACGCCAAATTAGCTTTACAGAACTAATTAGCTTTGGATCTATTGATAATGCACGCGAACATATCATTGAAAAGGAAATTGAAACGCTACTGCGCGACAGCCACGTAGCCCAATTTGAATGGCTAGCCAAACGTCTAGATGTGAAGCTAACTGAGTTGCCCTCGTGGAAGATTTTTGTGGAGCTCACCGAGCGTAGGAACCTGTTAGTTCACGCAGACGGAAGGGTTAGCGCTCACTATATTGACGTATGCCAAAAGCATGGCATTAAGCTAGAAGATGATATTAAGCCTGGCACACGACTCTTAATTAGCGCCGACTACTACCGAGCGGCTTGTGATTGTGTGGCGGAGATAGGAATAAAGCTCGGCCAAGTTGTTTGGCGAAAGCTTATACCTGCCGAGCTTGAGCAAGCAGAACTATCATTTATCGACATATCGTACGATATCCTTGCCCAGCACGACTACATACTTGCTGAACAAGTTCTTAACCTTTCGCGCGAGAAGGCATTTAAAAAAATGAATGCTGAAAGCGGTTACTATATGTCGATTAATTTAGCTATCTCACTCAAAGGACAAGAAAAAACGAAAGAGCTAAAACAGCTACTTTCCAGCTTGGATTTTTCTGCTTTAGCGTCAAAATTCAAATTAGCGAGCCATGTATTAAATGAGGAGCACGAAAAGGCTGGTGCCCTCATGATCAAAATGGGTGTAAACGACGACATCACCGAGCATGATTACAGAAACTGGCCACTTTTCCGGTGGTTCCGAAAAACAGAGGAATTCAAAGATGCGTTCCGCGAAGTTTTTGGCAAAGAATTTGTGATCATCAAAGAAACGTTCGATCCCTATGAAGAGGCGGCTGATAGTGATGTGGATGACGAAGACTCTGAAGAAAACTCAGAGCATCCCTCAGTTACACCTACTCCATCCGTAGATAGGCAGAGTGAAGATGAGGATGAAATCAGTGGCGAAGAAGCTACCACCACTGACGACAGCGATACAGCTGAAAAAGTAGCCTCATCAATTGACAAAACTGTATTTGCATGATAACCATTAACTAAGCCACGGAGCGGCCAGAGGTGAGATGATGAAGCCAAACTGATTTGAGAAATTGATTGAACGAAATTACTTCGGAGATCAGTCATGAAGCCTAACAGGTGAGATTGAGCCCGCCTCGGCGGGCTTTTTCATGCCCGTCAGAAAGGGGCCTCCTCCTCCACCCTCTCCTCCTCCCAGTCCTTCTCCACGACCAGGTCGTCGCGATCCTCGACGCTCTGCGGCTCCCACTTCACCGTCACGCTCTCGTCGTCGTTGAACGTCAGATCCAGCTCGGGCGTTTCGGCCAGCAGCCCCATCACCTCCTCCCACTCCATGTCTCCGTCCGTGTCCAGACGATGGATCGTCACCCAGCGCTGCGACTGAGCGATCGGGTGGTTGATCATCGACGACACCCTCAGACCCAGCCGCTCAAGGGCCGTCATCTCTTGGCGCGCTTGTGGGGTCGACTTCTTCTGCTTGGCCATACCTCTCTCCGTTAACTGTATATCCATCCAGTATTTGGCGGAGCATACATCACACCACGTGAAAGGTGAACACGCTTCGCCAAGAAGAATCTCAACACGGTCCTGAAAAAATAAATCACATTTCGTGTTGACACATAAAACACGATGCGTGATATTTGCCTCAACACGCAGTCACTCACCAGGGACTGCGGAGGCCCTCAAGCCTCACCGCTCTTTAACAACCCGCGCAACAACCAACAGACCGCATTGCCTCTACCGGCGACCGGCGATCAGACAGCCCCGAAAGGCTGCCCACGACAGGGACAACCCTGTACGGCTGACGAAGGTGAAATGCCTAAACCGAGAGAACGACCCGGGCATGCAATGCGCCCCGCCACCCCGGCGGTAATGGGACAGAACGATTCACTGAAGCACCTGGGCGACCGGGTGCTTTGGGAATCCACTGGAGGAACACAGGATGAACAAAGTCCTTCGCATCACCCTGCGCGGCGAACTGCAGGTATTCGCCGATGACGATCTGGCCGCCTGCATCCGCGAGGCGAACCGGCTCAACACTGAGCGCGGCTATCGCAACGGCGTGTGTGTGGTCGAGATGGAAGACGGGGAGCGCATGACGGCCGCAGACTGCAAGGAGGCCGCATGAGCCTGCGCGACCAGGGCTTCAAGTTCTGCATCAGCCCGGACAGGAAGCAGGGCCAGTGGCTGCATCCAACGGTGTTCAAGGTCATGCATCCCGACTGGACGGACGTCACGGAATGGCCGACCGGGCAGCTGGTTGCCTACCTGATGCCGGTGCCTGAGCAGCAAGAGCTGTTCGCAGCATGACGATTTCACTGGCTGGCCTTGGCGACAGGGCCAGACGGGAAATCAATGTGTGACGTAACGAATTGGCCCAGCAATCAGACGCTGGGCCAAAAGGGTGAGTTAAAGCAATGCAGTGGACAGCATACCCAAGGCCCCTAGGACGAAGCCAATGAGCGCTCCCCGCCCTGGTGTCTCATGGAACAGAGACCACACAACTACGGGCTCGAGAAGCAACAAGGAGGTGACTGATACCACGGTGACGATCCAGATATCACCGACTGCAACGTATCCAAGCCAGTATGCCGCCAGTAGACAAATCCCCGCAAAACACATCAGTGCCAAGGGGAAACTGATAGCTCCCCACGAAGCACTTCCTGTCTGAGCAAGTTTAGCGACTACCACCTCACTGTAGATTGCACAGAACTCACCGACCACCATCAATCCTAGAGCAGAAACTCCGAGTAGTTCTTTGGACATATCAAAAACTCCTTCGTATTCAGGGCAATATTTTTCCGCTCCCAGCTGGCAATGCCGCTCACCAGGAACTCGTTGCGTGAATACGAAGCAGCCTCGAATAGGCCTGAATTACCGAAATACTGTCCCATGCGAATGTCCTTCAATGGAGGTGAGTCCCAGCATCAAACCAAGACACCGCTCAGATAATACGGCCCCTGAACCATTCTGAACACAGCGATGCGTCAGTCTGACGTTAACTGCCCGATGCCCTGTTCCCCATCGCAGGCTGCATCGGAGATCGCTCGGCTGACTGCCTCGAGATAGCAGGGTGGCCACCTTTACCCGAGCCAGAGCGACGAACAACGCGGCGAAGACGGTTTACTCGCCAGCCAGATTCGAGCGATCTCCGATGCATCACGCATCCCCTTCCCTTCACTTCGACCGCATTGGCAGGCGCCAGGCCACCTTTCACGGTGGGTTTGGTCACCCGCGCCTGGCTCCTGGCCAATGCGGTTGCACAACCAACCAGGAGGACGCCATGGGCGCACTTCGAGCAGCACAATGGCGGTATGACCATGCTGAGCCGGAAGACGACTCGGCGCACCAGGAAGCGGCGCAGAACTGGATCGAGAGCAAGGCCGAAGAGTTGGTCGGCGGCTGCGACGTGCTGATCCCGCAACGCTTTGGTGGGCCGGTAGGCGTCCGCCAAGACCAGTTCGTGGCCAAGGTGGCCGAGCACCTTCGGGCTCTGCAAGAGGCTGAGAAGGACGACCTCAACGCCTTGGCCCTCCTCCTGCTCCAGGCACAGGCCGGCGGCCCAGTGAAAAGCATGGTCGAGGATGTTGTCGGCCAGAGCGATAACTGCCGCGGCAAGCTGTATGAGATCGCTGAGTCGATGCTCGATCAGTACGCCGAGCAAGGCCTGCAGTGCGAGGCAGACGAGGCTCGGCTATGAGCCCTCAGAGCATCGCGGTCAGCGCGATCGAAGCGGCCATTGAAACGATGCTTCTGCCGGGCTCTGGCCCGGTGGAGGACGCCAAGGCCGAAACACTGGTGGTCGCCTACTTCTCCCTCCTCGCCATCGATGCCGAGGAGTTCAAACACTACTGCGAGCGCATCCGGCGTATTGCCGTAAGGCGCAAGGAGGCTGCATGACTACGCCGATCTTCATGTCGATCGTTGACGAGCAAGTGGCAGAGGTCGCCCAGGCGGTGCCAGATGACCGCATCCTTCTGGTGTTCAAGGGCCTGACCATGGAGGACGCCATGAACCAGGCGCGCCTGGCTCATATCGAGAATCCTGCTGCCTGGTCGGGCCGCGCTTACCTTTGCGGCATGTGCACCCTCGCCTATGAGGTCCGCGCGTGAGCCGTCAGCAGGCCAGACGTTGGGCGTTCTGGCGCGGCTCCTTCTCCATGCTCTTCGCCTGCACCTTCTTCATGCTTGCAAGCGCCCCGGCGGGCGGCATCACTTCCTGAATACACACCCGGCGCACGGCGGGCCTTCGGGATAACCGTACCCCTTCGGGAGCGTAAGCGGCGAGAGCGCGCAACCATCCACCGCAGCCAGGGCCTGGAGCGTACCTCCGTGCCTGGGTGACCTGGCATTTCCCTATCTCAACTGACGGCGCCGGCCTGGCGCGAGGTGTACCAATGTCCGCACAACAGAAACTGATCAAGATCGAAGAGATCAGCGAGGCGAACGCCCCGGCCATCTACGTGGCCGGCGGCCTGCAGCAATTCATCGACCTGGTGAAGGGTGAGGTACTGGGCGAAGTGCCTGACCTGAAAACCCGCAAGGGCCGCGAGCGCATCGCCAGCCTTGCTGCCAAAGTCAGCAAGTCGAAGACCGCTGTCGAGAAGCCGGGCCGCGACTACCTGCGCCGGCTCAAGGAAATGCCGAAGGTGGTCGAGGCCGAGCTGCGCGAATTCGTGACCAAGATGGACGCGCTACGGGACGAGACGCGCCGGCCGCTCACCGAGTGGGAAGCCGCCGAGGATGCTCGGATCGACCGCCACAACGACGCAATCAACCGTATGAAGGACCTGGCCACCGAGCTGGGCACCTTGGATGCCGAGCAACTGCAGGTGCGCCTCAGCGAGCTCTCCGCGTTCAAGTTGGGCGAAGCGTGGGAGGAATTCGAGGCTGAGGCAGCTCGGACCAAAGAGGCTTCGCTAAATGCAGTGCAGGCCGCCCTAGTCACCCGCCAGAAGTACGACGCCGAACAGGCCGAACTGGCCCGCCTGCGCCGCGAAGCAGAAGAGCGGGCCGAGCAGGACCGTATCCGCCTGGCACAGGAGGCCGCAGTTGAGGCGGAGCGTCAGCGTGTGGCCCAAGAGCAGCAGGCAGCGCGTGAAGCCGCAGCCCGCCGCGAGCAGGAACTGCTTGACCAGGCTGCCGCACAAGAGCGCGAAGCCGAGAACCAGCGCCTGCAACTCAAGCTGCAAGCCGAACAAGCCGAGCGCGCCCGGATTCAGGCCGAGGCCGACCGCGTTGCAGCCGAGCAGCGGATGGAGCAGGAGCGCCAAGACGCCGCTCGACGGCAAGAAGAGGCAGCCGAGCAGGCGCGCCAGGACGAACGCCGCCGTGCTGATGCAGCAGCAGCCGAAATCCTCAGGCAGCAAGAGGCCCGCGAGCGCGACCAAGCCCACAAGGCAAAGGTCATGGGCGAGGCCAAAACCGCGTTGATGTCACTGAACATCACCGAGGAACTGGCCAGGGCCATCGTTCTCAAGATCGCCCGCCGCGAAGTCCCGAACATCACCATCAACTTCTGAGGTCGCCATGAGCCAAGTAGCCAGGGTCAAAACCCAATCCCAGCCGCCGGCCATCGCTGCCGAGTCGGTAACCATTCTGCAGATCATCCAGCAAGTCGCAATGTCGCCCAATGCAGACATCGACAAGATGGAGCGATTGATGGCGATGCACCGCCAGCACCAAGCGCAACAGGCGCAGCAAGCGTTCGATGCCGCGCTAGCCGCCATGCAGGAAGAGCTTCCGGTTATCCGTGAGCGCGGCGCAATCAAGGACAAGTACAAGAACGTCCAATCTACCTACGCCCTATGGGAGGACATCAACGAAGAGTTGAAGCCCATCCTGGCGAAGCACGGCTTTGCTCTCACCTTCCGAATTCCACGCACCGACAAAGGCATCGAGGTTGAGGGCGTGCTTAGTCATCGAGACGGCCACAGGGAAACCACATCAATCCTCCTGCCAGCAGATGCTACCGGCAGCAAGAATGCCGTCCAGGCCGTTGCCAGTTCTGTCAGCTACGGGAAGCGCTACACGGCCGGCGCTCTTCTGAACTTCACCACTACTGGCGAAGACGATGACGGCCAAGGAGCCGTACCGATGCAAGTGCCTGATGAGCCGGTCATCACACCGCGCCAAGCCGCCCAACTCGATGGGCTGCTGAAAAAATGCAGCCAAGTCCTGGTCGACAACTTCACCGCCAAGTACGGCTGCGCTGCCAACGTCTACAAATCCGAGTTCGACGTTGTGCTCGCTCGCCTCACCAAGTCGGCCAGCCGGCCGCAGGAGTAAACCATGCAGATCATCTCAGATGTCGAACAAGGCACTCAGGCCTGGCTAGACCTGCGCCTGGGCATCATCACCTGCAGTGAACTGGACTGCCTGCTCGTGAACGGCAAGGGTGAAGCCGGCTTCGGCGCCGGCGCGTTCACCTACATGAACACGCTGATCGGCGAACGTATCACCGGCGAAGCGGCCGATCCGTTCAGTGGCAATCGGCATACCGAGCGAGGCCATGAGCTGGAAGGCGTTGCTCGCAACCTCTACCGCGACAGCGAGGAGGTCGAAACGACCGAGGTCGGAATAATACTCAACCACGGAATCGGCTACTCGCCGGACGCCCTAGTAGGCGACAAGGGCCTGACCGAGATCAAGACCAAGCTGCCGAAGCTGCAGGTGGACGTGATCCTGGGCGGCGAGATCCCGAAAGAGCACGTTGCCCAGTGCCAGGGCGGCCTGTGGGTATCGGAGCGCGAGTGGATCGACTTCATCTGCTACTGGCCGGGCATGCCTCTGTTCGTGAAGCGCGCCTACCGTGACGAGGCGATGATCCGCAAGCTGTCCGAGCGCGTGAAGACCTTCTACGAAATCCTCGACGAGCGCATGAATCGCGTGCTCGGAATCGCTGCATGAGGTGACCATGAACCAATCAATCGACCTGGAGGCCGCAAAAGCGGCCTTCATCGCGTCTGGCGGGCAGATCATTGTGCTTGAGGGGTTCCAGTACATGCCATTCCGGCAGCGCCATCACCCTGAGCCAAAGCCGAAGCGGGGCAAGCCAGTCAAGCAGGAGCGCGGCGGCGAGCGTAAAAGCCGCGCCAAGGCACGCACAGCTCAGGTAGAAGAGCTCGCCAAGACCATGACCTGTGGCGAGGTTGCAAAGCTCCTGGGCGAAACCAAGACCGCTCTCTGGGGCGTAGCGGCGCGGGGAGGATTCAGGTTCTTCAGCCCGCCGAAGCCGGCCATACCGGCGAAGGCAAAGGCCGAACCGAGCCAGGAGGATCGTGACCTCGCCGACAAGATCATTGCCCTGCGTGATGCCGGCAAGTCCCGGTGGGGCGTGACTTTGGAGCTGGGCATCGGTAACTGCAGGTTCGCGCGAATTCTTGCCGAGTTCGACATTGACTTCCCGCTCCAGCGGAATCGGGGGTAGGCCATGATCGCCACCATGTCTCAGCCTGTGCCCGCCGTGAAGTACGCGGCGGCCATGGCCAGATCCACTGGTCAGCCTTGGGGCGTATACCGAGGAAACAAGCGTCTACTGGTGGTTATGCCGTCTGGCTCGACGAAGAAAACGCCCATTGAGGTGTGCAACCCATGAGACGCATCCAGAAGCTCACGCAGCAGCGTCGCCGCCAGCTGCACATACACATCCCGCCCAGCGGAATCATGGAGGTGCCGTATGGCGATGTCACCCAAGGAACGCGACGAGAAGCGCCGCGCCAAAGCCGCACGGTTGCAGGAAGAAGACCTGCGCTTGAAGGTTCGACCAGGGACTAAACAGGCCCTGCTGGAGCTGATGGAGTGGGCCGGGATCGAGGAACAGGGCGAGGCGATGACGCTGATGATTCATCACCTGCATAGCCTGGGCCCGGGCGGCGCGCTGCCGCTGCTGGAACCGCCGCGCCACGAAATCACGGTGTCACCATCTGTGGCGCGGAAGTTGGAACTGGCCTACCTGAAGGAGACGATGCGAATCCAGCCAGATGACCAATGATAATCAGTCCTTGCCCTCAAACAGAGTGATTGTAACGCCGTTTTCCACATCCGGATCCTGAGAGTACGTTTGACTGACTTTTTCGAGATGGCACGAGAAACCTCCTTCCCCCCACGAGACATCAGCTAATCCTCCGTTGCTGAACGAAATGCGGTGAAAGACCCGACCATCACGTTGCTCGATTTGGTGCTCAGTCACTTGGTCAATGCTTTTGATGGAAATACCTGTGATGGTTTCCGCCAAAGTCAGTACGCCATCTTTCATTGTAAAACTTGGCATTGATCACTGCTCCTATGTTCCGGCCCTTTACCGGGACCCCGTAATACCCCATCCCCAACCAAATTGCCACCATGCCGCATCCGGCCACGGAGGGCGGCGCATGCATGGAGAAAGCCATGAGCTATTTCTACAAGACAGAATCGCCAAAGGTCCTGGCCGCAGTGCGCGCCTGGGACGAGAAGAAAGCGGCCTGGAACGCCCAACGCGAGAAGCTGGGCCAAGCCTTCGGCGCCGATGCATCGCCCATGTACAGCGGCTCCCGCAACTACGTCGGCGGCATCAAGCTCAGCGCCAGTCGCGACCTGGATGTGCACTGGTGCCGTCCCGACGAGTATGGCTATCGCTCGCTGCGCCGGGCGCCCAAGCACGCCAAGGGCACGGACAAGGAGGTGCGTGCGGCCGAGAAAACTGAGCACCAGCGCCTGGAAGATCTCTGGAAAGCACATTGCCCGGACGATATCGACCGTGACGAAATGTGGGAGGCCATCGGCGTTGAGCGCGGCGGTATCTGGCTCAGTGGCGGGGTGTGCTTCACCTATGGCGATACCGTGTACCTGAACCTTGGCAGCAAGGCCGCTGACGGCGATGTAGACGGCCTGGTTGAGATCGTCAGCAGCGAGTACGAGGCGGCTCGCCAGCGCGTGCTCAATCAGCGCAAAGCGGCCTGATCAAGGAGCGCGCAATGAGCCAGTTCTACGTTCAGGACAGCCGCAGCAACACGGGTGACGGCCTAATGTTCTGGGCCATTGGTGGCGGCTACACCACCAACCTCGACAAAGCCGAGCTGTTCACCCAGGAACAAGCCTGTGCCCATCGGGAAACAGACATTCCATGGCCGAAGGACTACCTCGACGCCCGCGCTCATCTTGGCGTCGATCATCAGTACATCAGCCTGGATGAAGCCCGCGACCACCTGACCCCGGGATGCACTGTTGTCCTGCAGATCCCAGGGCACTGGAATGGGAACGACATTGCCTTGGCCAGGTGGCCAATAGGCCACACGTACCGATTCGAGAAAGCACACCACCTCACCCTTGAGGCTGCCGAAGCGATCGGCAACGCGCCGGATGAAGCAGTGATTTGGCCTTTGGCTTACCTCGAGGCAAAGGCAAGGCGCCTGGTGCATAAGCGGGACGTGAACATCAAAGAAGCCCTGCACGGAACGGGTATCGAGCTGGTGATACCACGGAAGCAGCGCAAGCCATGGGAGCGCCCGTTTAATTGCCACGGCTGCGGACGCTTCATCAGTTGGAACGGCCGATTCCTCAACGACTGCCAGAACTGTGGCGCGAACAACTGCCCCTGATCATCCGAATTAACCCGCTAGAGATTGGCAGCCAGAAGGCACAAGTCACCAAAGCCGATCCGCTGATCGGCCGAACCTAGTCATCCAAATCAAGAACTCTTTACCGGTGATCGTAATTTTTAGATCCGCATCCGATCGTACTATCAGTTCCTTGACAATCAGGAACTCAATATAGCCATCCATATCAAGCTGGTCCAACTGCGGCTTATTCAGTTCTTTGTGGGCATCCCATTCGCGCTTAACTTCACTCAATGGAACCCCAACTACAGCACGCTGATTCAGCATCTCAAGAAGCTTTATTTGCCCTCCAAAAATATAGGAGTAAATATTCTCAAAGCACCAAAGAACCCTCCAACTTGCATCATCATGAATAAGCATTTCAACAGCATCTGAATCACTTTTCCCTTCAAATTGCTTTCGAACTATACCCAACGAAACACCAAGAGTATGTGGAAAATCCCCAATTATTGGGCTTCGTACGTCCTCTGCCTTAACAGATGGTTGAACCGGAACACTCTGGGGCTCCACCTCGAAGCCATCAGTCCCAATTCGCTTAATTCGGGGGATTACACCTTTAATTTCTGCATTGAAGTACCAAATGCCTGTGCAGAACATTATCAAAACTGCGTGCGGCCACTCCAAACCTGTCCAGAGCCCGGAGAATAAAAGCTCAATCCATTCCCACGCAGTAACTACCACCGCATAAACACTGGACCAGCCACCAATCGCTTCAGTTGCACTGCTCACTAATTCTTCTCCTACCGGCCCAATTCCAAACCGGTTAGCAATACCTCACTTCATCTTAATATGCCACCTCGGCGAGGGCGGCACCTGCAATGGAGATAGCCATGAACCCCTACCAGATCACTGGGCCGGCGCAGATCGGCTTCAGTGGCGGACGCAGTTCCGGGTACATGCTGTACCACATCCTCGAAGCGCACGGCGGCCAGCTGCCCGAAGGGGTTCACGTCACCTTCCAGAACACCGGCAAAGAGCGGGACGAAACGCTCGACTTCATCCGCGAGTGTCAGCGCCACTGGAACGTGCCCATCACCTGGCTGGAGTTCGACGGGGTGTATGGCCAGGGCTTGAGCTGGAAGGTCGTCAGCCATGAGACGGCCAGCCGCAACGGTGAACCGTTCGACCTGATGCTGCAGTACTACACCGACTACCGGCGCGAGGAAAAGGGCGAGCCGCCCCTCCTGCCAAACCCGGTCAACCGGATGTGCACGGACCGGATGAAGATCAAGGCCAGCACCTGGTACATGCGTGACGTGGTGGGCTTGGATTCCTGGGACGCGATCATCGGCATCCGGGCGGACGAGCCGCGGCGGTATCACCGCATGATGGCGGCGAACGAAAAAGGCGGTAACCGGTGGGAAAACGTTACACCCATGTACCACGCCGGCGTACTAAAGGCCGATGTGAACAGCTTCTGGGCGCGCCAGCTGTTCGATCTGGGCATCGACTCCGACCTCGGCAACTGCGATCTCTGCTTCCTCAAGTCACCCGAGAAGATCATCCGGGCCATCATCGAGAACCCCGACGCGGCCCGCTGGTGGATCGAGGCAGAAGAGCGAACTGGTCAGGTCTTCCGCCGCGACCGCCCCAACTACAAGGCTCTGGCGTGGATGGCTGACCAGCTCGGTCGCCAGATGCCGCTGGACCTGGAGTTCGCTGAAGATGAAGACCTCATTGACTGCATGTGCGGGGACTGAAATCTAAACTCCCCAAGAAAATAGCGATCAAGATCTATAACGTCCTTCCAACCATATGCGATTGTCGTACAGAAATAAGAATTTCTTGCATAGCTGTAAATTCCATTCCAGCATCATGAAGTTCTTGGTTTAGCTCGCGCACTAACCTAGCCACATCAGGATTGGCTTCTTCATAAAGCTCACCAGTAATTCTCAGTGTCACCATTGAAACTGACTCGTATAGTTTTTCTCTGTGCCTGGAAAGCATCTTAGCTAGATTTTTATCGCAGATGACTGCCACCTCTCCTAAGCAATTTACAACATTCTGATGAGCCAACTCCCACTCTGAGGACAGGCTTTCGAAAAGCTCCTGATAGTAATCTGTTTGAGGGAGGTTTTTTTTTGCGGCAAATTGTAGGTGCATGAAGGTCATCGCGTAACGCTTGTAACCTTTTAGATCATTAACTGCTCTATGCGCAGTGCTCAACACCTCGAACTCTTTGGCATGCCTGAACTGTTTGCGCCAAATATTCAAGGAATATATTGCCACGCAGCAAGCCGAGACGGTTGCAACGAAGCTAACAAGTTCCAAACCTGACTTTAAGTTGCTCACTCCTTTCGCATCAAGCCCAGATGCAGCGCCTAGTAGATAACCTACAGCCAGTAGCAAAACGCATCCTGCTGTAACGACCTTATCCACGCTTGCTACCTCACTCTGATAATTTCCTTAAACAAGGATACCTCATGCCCACAGAAAACCGATCCAGCACCATCGAGCAGCATGACCATATCGAGGGGGTCATCGATATGGTCAGCGTGCCGCGCGAGGAAATAGAAGCCGCATGCGCGCGCTTCGCCAAAGCGCAGATATTCGACTTCTCCCGTCGCGTGCGGGCATGGCTGGATAAGCCGGCCCAGCACATCCACCCCGAGCCAATAGCCTGGATGGTTGGTACTGCCATCTGGTGGACCAAAGAAGAGGCAGAGCGGGATGCGGCTGAGACTGGGCTGCAGATTGTTGGGCTGGGGCCTATGACTGTCATCAAGCCATCCGAGCAGCACCAGGGCGCGCCGGCTGTATCGATCCCCGAGGGTTACTGCCTCATGCCTAGGCGACTCACTGCCGAGAACGGAGCCAAAGCCCTGCTGCTTGGCGAGTTCAAGCTGGAGGTCACGCGCGAGTGCCCCGAATGCCTGGAACTGGACGAGCCTGTAGTTGGCTGCGAGATCTGCGACGGTGAGGGCGAATACGCGCAGCGCTACACCATCCCATGGGAACAGATCAAATTCATCTACAGCGAGGCCGTGAAGGGTCTTGCTCTCCAGCCGAACGTCACCTGCAAACCATCATGACCGCCGGAGCACAAAAGTACTCCACCCAGCTGTAACCCCTCTCCCCTCTATTCACTGCCGCGATATGGCGGCCAAGGAATCCCCGTGTCCGAAAAAATTGAGTTGGACCTCGATGCGATCGAAGCAGCGGCCAAGGCTGCCACACCGCAGGACTTTGACAGCGCCCAGGTCGCCAGCAGTGAAGACGGCTGGATCGAATGCCAGACCTGCGGCGGCGAAGGCTCGGTGGAGCTGACCGCCGACTACCTGAACTACGACGGCCAAGCGCTGGGCGTCCAGTTCTACGGGATCGGTGAGCCGCACGTTCACGCAGAGGCGCACTACCGCGCCGCCCGGCCTGCCGTGGTGCTGGCCATGGTTGAAGAGATCCGCAGCCTGCGCCAGCAGCTGGAGCTGCAGGTCAAGGATCGTCAGCGCTACGCCCTCGTGCCGAGAAGCATGCTCCTCAGCAAAGACGTGATCGGAGTCATCAACTTCCACTGCGGCGACACCGACCAGGAAGAAGGCGGCCAGTTTGGCCAGTACACCGACGGTCGACTGTGGGTTGGCTACGTACTGGATGACGACGGGAACAAGGTCCATGGCCTGCACATCGCAACCGATGAGTACCACGAAGAAGGCAGCACGACGTTGATCGAGTTCCCAGAGTATGGCGCCCATCAGGAACCAGATCGGAGTGAGCAACCATGCGCCTGAAGAAAGCCGAGCGCGAGCAGGTCCGCCAGAAGTACGGCGGCCGCTGCGCCTACTGCGGCAACGAACTCGGCCAGCGCTGGCACGCCGACCACTTCGAACCGGTGATTCGCCTGCCTGATGACCGGGTGGCCGAGCAACTGCAAAACCACAACCTAGCCAACATGATGCCGGCTTGTGCCCCCTGCAACCTGAGCAAGGCTCGCATGCAGTTGGAGGACTGGCGCCGCTGGCTGGTCGGGCACGTCAACAGCCTCAATCAGTACTACCCCATCTATCGCCTGGCCAAGGCCTACGGCTTGATCGTCGAGACCGGGGCTGAAGTCGTCTTCCACTTCGAAAAGGTGCAAAGCGATGCCATCCAAAACCTATCCGCTTGAAGTGCAGAGCGTCGGCAGCGACACCTACATCGCGATGAGCAAGGGTCACCACGACCTTGAAGAGTTCATGGCTGCGGCCGTAAAGGAACACCCAGGCTGGTTCTTGGGCGGCCCGCAGCACAAATGGTGCAAGACGGTACCGGATCGTTCGGGTGAGTTTGCGCACCGCTACGTGTTCGTCGAGGAAGGCACGCCAGGCGCATGGCCGGCGACCTACTGTTGGGAGTTCGGCGAGGACTACAAGCTCTACAACGCCGAGGTGCAGCTATGACCCGCCTCGCCCTCTGCCTCCTGCTGCTGGCCACCGGCGCCAGCGCAGACCTACGCGAAACACGAGGCATGCCCTACGTGTTCCAGGTGTTTCACGACGACCAGCGTGCAGTGACGTGCTGGTCCTACTCGGGCGGCCTGAGCTGCATCCCCGACAGCCAGCTGCAGGCCGGCAACCAGCGCCAGCTCTCCCCGCACGAAACACAACCCGAACCTACACCCGCACTGGCGCCTGGGCGCTGGATTGATGAGAGGTATCAGCTGTGAGTCAGCTATCGAAAACAGTCGAGCTCCCGATCAGCTGCGAGGTTGGCGGCCGGACCTGGAAGCTATTCACCTTCGACTATGAAACCCCTGACGGTACGTTCAGTGGCTATTTGCATGCCATCTCAGCAGAGCATGCCGCCGCGATGCTGCTGGACATGAAGGCCACTGCGACCCTGAAGGGGGAAATGATTGGGGTAGTGCCATGAGCCTATTCCAGTGCTACGAATGTGGCTGCCGAGAGAACACGGCCACCAGCAATTTCTGGCTCCGCATGGAAGGGCAGTGGCGCGGGCTTCCCAGTCAGCCTTGGATGCTGTGCTCCGCATGCGATCCAAGCATCCGCGAATGGCACGGCGAGTTCGATCGCCTGTACCTGCCGAAGGGCGAGTTCTGCGCCAACGCCCAAGGGAACCTTGAGCACATCTCAACCGGCAAGCTTTGCCATGAGTACCTGGCCGAGGTGCAACCATGACCGACCTGATCGAAGTGAAGACGGCCGACTTGGCCGGCGAAGCGCTGGGATGGGCCGTCGGCAAGGCTGAAGGCCTGGACGTGTTCCTGGCCCGGCCAGAGTACGGCAACCCTTGGCGCGTGTTCGCTCGCTACAGCTACACGGTGACCGAGCACACCAAGCGCTACAACCCGTGGGAAGACTGGGCGCTGGGCGGGAAGCTGATCGAGAAGTACCAGGTTTCGCTGTCGCCACCGACAAGCGCCGTGCACCGCAACTTCGGCTACATGGACAAGCGAAACGGCTACTACGAGTCGGGCCTGTGGAGCAGCACGATCTTCGGCAAAGAGCGAAAGCACCGGCGCACCGCGTTCCACCATCCCAACAACCCACTGATTGTCGCCATGCAGGCGATCGCCCAGTTTGAGTTCGGCGATACCGTCCAGGTGCCGAAGGAGCTGATGCCATGTTCTTGATCCCTATCGCAGCACCACTGCTCATGGCCTACCTGATCTACAGGGGGACGCGATGAGCCGCGAAGTGACCGAGCTGGACTTCAGGAAGCCGGAATTCCGCGACGCAAAGGTTGAGGATTACGAGTTCCGCGAAGACGGCGCGCTGGTCAGAAAAGACCGGTGGCAAACCGGAATGTGGCAAGTTGCATCGCTTGTCGGCCAGTCACGGGGTGGATTCGAGATCGACGCTGTTGTCGAGAAGGTCCGCAAACTCGCTGGAAATTGGTGCCCGCCTGATCCAGATGAAGACCCAGGGTTAGAGCGTATCGACATTCGCCTGTCCTGTGGGAGCGTGCTGGTCAGCTGCGAACGCACCGGACCGTTTGCCTATCGCTGGCCCTTCGGGAACATAACCTTCACCAGCAAAGACTTCGGCGCCGACATCGTCGAATGGCAAGAGACAGCCGCCCCCAAAGACTAACCCCTCCCCCTACAACTCAAGCCCGCCGACATGCGCGGGCATGGAGAGCTATTGCCATGCCAAACCACGTTACCAACAAAGTCAGCGCGCCAGCCCACGTCCTCGCGTCGCTAATCAACGGAGATGGCCGGATCGATTTCGGAAAGATCATCAAGTTTGAAGGTGAGTTCACCTGGGACTTCATCTGCGGTAAAGCTGAAACCGCTGCTGAGGCCGCAATCAATCTGCCGCTGAGCAACAACCCGATGATCGCCGGCATGCAGCGGCACAGTCGCGAAACATCCACTGTGACGAAGTTGAGCGACGACAGCTTCGAGCAGTTCGTCCAGATGCTTCGCAATCACCGCAAAACCGGATTCATGCACTGCATGGACTTCGCTCGCCAAACGTGGGGCACCAAGTGGAACGCCTACAGCCAGAAGATCGACGTTGAAGGTTGCTCCCTTCACTTTGAAACAGCCTGGAATGCCCCGCTCCCGGTCTTCAAGGCGCTTTCTGCCCTTCACCCAACCGAAGAAATCACTGTCGTGTTCGCTGACGAGGACATCGGCAGCAACTGCGGGAAGCTGAAGCTGAAGGCGGGCGAGCTGGTAGAGCAGAACTGCGCAGGGCAATGGAGCGAAATGAGCCAGGCCGATCAACAGAAGTGGCGAGCTTTCGCCATCGAAGTAACAGGCCGCTCCGACGACGAAGACGAATAACCAACCTGCCGCCATCGGCGGCGTGGAGACCATCCCATGGAACATACAAGCGAGTTTCTCGACGAGGAAGAGGTGATTCGCATCACCGGCTACCAGATCCCGAGCAAACAAATCGCCTGGCTGGCCAACAACGGCTGGCAGTACACGCTTACCCGGGCCCGGCGGCCCGTTGTGGGGCGGGTGTACGCCCGCCTGAAAATGGCCGGCGTGAAGCCAAACGCGACGAATGCAACAACTGAAACCTGGACATTGGACTTATCGCGCGTGGGGTAAAGGATGCGCAACAGAAAGGCATCGAACAAGGACCTGCCGCCGCGGATGTTGCGGCGGGTCCGCAAGTTGAAAAGCGGGAAGCTGTGGGTTGGGTATTACTACGACGGGAGGGATGCAGACGGGAGGCGACAGGAGGTGCCGCTGGGGACTGACCTCGCGGAGGCCAAGCTGGAATGGGCCCGCCTGGAACATAAGGCGAAGCCGAAGGTGATGGCGACGATGGGCGAACTGTTTGACCGGTACGAGCGGGACATCATCCCAACCAAATCGCCACGCACGCAGAAGGACAACAAGTATGAGCTGGAGCGTCTGCGCAAGGCGTTCGCCGATGCGCCGATCGAGGCTATCAGCCCGCCGGTCATTGCCCAGTACCGTGATGCCCGCACTGCCAAGACCCGGGCAAACCGAGAGATCGCCCTGCTCTCGCACGTTTTCACCATGGCCATGGAATGGGGCTTTGCCGAGCGCAACCCCTGCCTGGCGGTGCGTCGCAACAAGGAGAAAGTGCGCGATTTCTACGCGGCTGACGAAATCTGGGATGCGGTATATGCCGAGGGCGACCAGGGCCTCAAGGATGCCATGGACCTGGCTTACCTGGCTGGCCAGCGCCCAGCGGACACCCTGAAATTCAGCACCGTCGACCTGGACGAGGACTATCTGTGGGTCGATCAGAACAAGACCGACAAGAAACTGCGCATCCGTCGGCACGTCAATGGCGAACTGACCGGCCTTGGGCTGTTCATCGAAGCTCTACTCGAGCGCCGCAAGCTGCATGGAGTGCGCAACTCGCGACTGATCACCAACGACTCGGGTCTGCGAATGAGCTGGGAGATGTTAAGGAACCGCTTCAGCGAGGCGCGTGACAAGGCTGCTCGGAAGCTCATCGCCGACGGCAACGCTGACCTGGCCACCAAGGTGCGGCAGTTCCAGTTCCGGGATATCCGACCCAAGGCGGCCTCGGAAATCGAAGACATCAGTCACGCCAGCCGGCTGCTGGGCCACTCCAAGGAGGAGATCACCAAGCGGGTGTATCGCCGAGTCGGCGAGGTGGTTTCCCCTACCAAGTAA